GAGCAGGTTGCGATAGGCGCCCTGCTCCTCGAGCGTCATCTCGCGAAACGCGGTGCTCGTGCGCCAGCGATCGATCCACCAATAGAGGCCGGTCATCCGTGTCATGCCCTCACCGTACCGGGTCGTCCACGCAGTAGATCTCGAGACCGGGGATCGCCCCGCTCCCCTTCATCGCGCGCACGTAGGCGCCGATTTTTTTCTCGTCGAGACACAGAAACTCTCGCGGCACGAGGGCCGCGTTGGTCGGGCGCCACAACCAGCGCCGCGTGAACTTCAAGCCGTCGACGCCCTTCGTCGTGTCCGGCAGCACCACGACCGGCGCGGGTGCGGCGAGCGCCTCCTCCACAACGGCCGCCGCGAGCGCGTGATCGCCGGCGGCTTCGAGCGCGGCCGCTTCGAGGGCCGCGCGGTCCTCATCCTCGCGGCGGCGGCGCTCACTCTCCTCGCGTTCGCGCTGCTGGCGCGCACGGTCCTCCGCGGCCTTGAACGCCGAGATGCCGTTGCGCATCGCCTGGTCGAGCCGCAGCAGCGGGCCGAGGATCTCGTTCTCGCGGTCGCAGAGCATCCGATGCAGCTTGTAGGCGCTCGATTTGAACGGTTCGAAGAACGCCTGCACGCGCTTGACCGACTCGCCGATGGCCTGCCGGTCGAGGACGGCTTGCTCGAGCGAGGCGCGGTCGCCGACCTGCACCGCGCCGACGCGCGCGACGAGCGCGGAGGTATCGGCCGCGAGCTCACCGCCGACCGCCTGCACGGTGCCGGGCTGATTGAAGTCGACGACGGCGGTCATGCGGCCACCTCCGATCGCCCGCGGCGCGCGACGATCTGTTGCGCGGCGACGAGCGTGAGAAAATCCCGAAAATCGCGCGGGTCGGCGTAGGCCTCGACGCGAAACGTCGCGTCCTTGCGCAGCTGCACCGCAAACCGCCGCACCACGGGATGCGTCCCCAGGAACCGCGCCAGGGCGTCGTCCTCCTCGGCCCACTCGACCGCCAGGGCGTGATAGGCGGCGGTCTGGAGATCGGCGGCGACGTCCTCCGGGCGGCCCGTCTTGAAGTCGAGCAGCACCGCGGAGCCGTCGAGCAGCCCGAGGCAGTCGAGGGTGCCCGCGACGCGATGGCGGCGCGAGGCGACGCGGCACTCGTTGAGCACCGGCACGAAGCGGCGTTGCTCGGTGAACGTGATCCAGCCGTGCAGATACGGCGCGCACTCGGGGAAGGCGCGGTCGAAGTCGGCGACGTCGAGGTCGCGCTCGTTCCAGAAGTGGATCGCCTGGTGGACGACGCGCCCGCGCTCGAGGGCCGTGGCGAGGATGGACGGCGGGACGTGCGAGAAATCGATCAGGCCCGCACGGTGCAGCACGCCCGTGACGGACGGCACGCGCGCGCCGTCGAGCTCGTAGGTGTGATCGGCCGCGAAGAAGGTCAGGCTCATGCCGGGACGCTCCCGCTCGCCGCCGGCACCGGGTGCCCGCACGTGGGGCAGGCCGCCGTAATCTTCGTCACAACCCGCCACCCGCGGCAGTTAATGTCGCCGCACGCACACGGCACGATCGTCCACGGCGGCGAGACGAAGATCATCGGGGCGCCGCCGTACTGGCCGGTGATGTTGCGCTGTAAGAACTGCTCGAATTCGTCGCGCGTCTGATGTCTCATGGCCCGACCTCGGCCTCGCGCGCGGCGAGCAGCTTCGCGCACGTGGGGCACGTCGGCGCGTTCGCGTGTTCGTGGCGGCGGATGAGGAGGCCGCAGAGCGCGCGCACGAGGCGTTGGCCGGGCGCGTCCCAGTCGCAATAGTGCGAGACGATCATCGGCCACCGAAGGGGATGTCGGCCGCGGTGAGCGGCGGCAGGATCTCGCCGGTCGTCTCGTCGACGCGCTCGGCAACCGCAGGGGGCGGCTCGACTTCCCGTGCCGGTAGATCCTTAGCTAAGGAAGTTTCCGACACGCGCTTGACCTCGCGCACGAGGGGCGCGTCGAGCACCTCGCGTTCGTCGAGGGCTTCTTCGGCGGTGCGAATCCCGCGCAGCAGGTCAGGAAAGCAATCGCGGCCCGCCCAGGAGCGCGCCCGCATCAGCAGCATCCGATCCGGGTAGGTGATCCACGGCGTGTCGCGCTTGTCGAGGAGGAGCGCCTTCTTCGCTTGCCCCACCGTGAAGCGGCGCGTGACCGGCTCCGGCTTGCCGCGCCGGTAGAACGTGCAGACCGCAGCGGTGGTGTCCTTCTTCAGCGTGTCGGCGGTGAGGCCCTCGACGCGCTGGCCGTCGACCTCGTAGTACTCGTCGTGGTCGCGGTAGAGCGCCGAGCCCATGATCAGCGCGAGGAACCCGTCGCCCCACACCGACGGCCGGCCGTTGATCACGGCCACGCTCTGGAGCGCCTGCATCGGCGCGAAGCCGATCTCGGTGCCGAGTTGAATCGCGACGAGCACGTCCTCCGGGTGGCCGCGGAAGGCTTTCGGGACGAGATCCGATTTCGCCATCATCTGGGCCAGGCGCCAGCCTTCGTCAAGCGTGGTCGGCGCGACGCCGATGCGCGCGGGCGTCTTCGACGCCGGCGCGGCCGGCTGCAGGGCGGTCGTCGGGGTCTCGGGCCGCTCAGGGGTCTCAACCCTATCAGCCCTATCAGCCCTCTCAGGGGTCTCAGCCATCGTTATTCCCCCTCCCCCGCCAGGTGCAGGCGTGCGACTTCCCGCCCGCACGTCGGCAGATAGCACGACAGGATCAGCACGTCGCCCTCCTTGCGGGCGCGCAGCGGCGCGGACGGGTGACAGCGCGCGTGCAGGAAGAGCGCGCCGTCGGCGTCGCCGCACAGCTCGCAGGCTGCGGACTCGGGCGTCAGGGTGTCGTCAGCCATCGTGCCTCCCGTCGCGCGAGTGCTCATCCCGCCACGCCATCGAGACGCGATCGTCGGCTTTCGCATCCTGCACCATCAGCCAGGCCACGCCGCCGACGAGCACGACGGCGACGAGCGTGGCGACGGCGACGACGAAGATCACGCGACCTCCGGCTCGGGCCGGCAACGGCCGGGATAGATCGGCGCCAGGCGGGCCCGCTGGTCGGCGTACGTCGGCTGGTAGTGTTCGGCGATCGGCGCCGCGCCAAAGCCGGCGATGATCTCGACGCCGCACTCGACGCACTCGAGCAGATCCGCGTCCCAGAGCTTGTACGGCGAGCCGTCCTCGAGCTGCTCTTCGACGGTGACGCTGTTCTGCTTGACGCGCAGGAACCGGCCGCACCCACAGAGGTAGTTCGAGCTCGTCGGCATCACTGGACGCCTCGCCTGCGGCCGAAGGCCGGCTGATCGTCGTCGGCGGTCACATAGCGATACACGCGCAGACCCGAGTACGCCGCGCGACTGATCGGGCGGTCGACGAGGAACCGATCGAACTCGCCGCGCTTCTTCAGCTCGTAGAAGCGCGACGGTCTGAGGTGAAAAATCGCCATCAGGTCGAGCGGCTCGAGCAATTCCCCGGCCTTGGCGCGCGCGAGCGCCGCGGAACAGGCCGAGTCGACGACCGCCTCGACGGGGGTCATGCGGGCTCCGCCTCGTGGGCGATCGCCGCCCCCCGCGCGCGGCGGGTTTTCTCCCGCTGCGCGCGTTCCGTCTGCAGCGCGGTCGGCGTCATCAGCGGCCACGCAATCGCCGACGGCTTGACCTCGAGCACGCGGGCGATCTGCTCGCGCTCGTGCGTCCGGAGGGGCGCGCCGCTGCCGTGTTCAATCTGCCAAAAGCGGGTTTGCGTCAGCCCGGCTCGCTCGGCTAAGCCGTGTTGCGTAAGGTCACGGGCGGCGCGGAGGACGCGAAGGGTCTGCGGAATCCTGCTCATGATCGCCGATTATTATTTCTTCTTGGAAGGCCGCGCAATGGAATAAAATATCCAAATGGAAAAGAGGCACGCGCGGCGCGCACGATCGTCCTACGATCGGTTCCGGATGGCGGCGCACCCCATTGATCTGGAAATTCGCGATCGGCTCCGGAAGCTGGTGAGCGTGAGCGCGGCCCGCTGCTGATCTCACGACGGAGATTGCCGCCTACGAGCAGCAGCAGGTTGAGCTCGAGCGTGTGTACCTCGGCAAGTTTGTCGTGTTCAAGGGGCACGACTTCATCGGCGCCTGGGATACCCTGAACGCAGCCGCCGAGGAAGCCGCCACGCGCTTCGGACGCGGGCCGTATCTCATTCGCCAAGTCGGCGCCCCGCGCGCCACCCTGCCCGCCTCCGTGCTCTTTCGCCAGCAGGCGCTCGGGTGAGCCCGATCGCGAACTGCGGATTCCCGGCGTTGGTCCAGGTGCCCGGGAGCACCCCCGCACGCTTCATCACGGGGCGCGATCTGCTCGTCATGAAAGGCCCGACCGTGGGGGTCGAGATCGGGTTCAATCAGGCCTTCTTTCATTCCGATCCGGCCGTCGTCCAGCAGGCGATTGCGTCGATGCAGGCCCAGCCGCCGGCGCAGCTGGTCGAGGCGTTGATCGACACCGGAGCGACGGACAGTTGCATTGATGAGGAGCTCGCGAAGGCGCTGCAGCTGCCCCTCATCGATCAGGCCAAGGGATCCGGGATCGGCGGCACGGAGAACTTCAATGTCTACCTTGGGTATATTCGGATTGCGGCGTTAGGTTTCGTACAATTCGGGCGGTTCATGGGCGTGAAACTCCGCGCCGGTAACCAACCGCACCAAGCCCTCCTCGGTCGCTCCGTGCTCAGGGACATGCTCCTGGTCTACGACGGTCGCGACGGATCCGTGCGTCTCGCCAGCTAATCCGCCGGAACCGGCGGCGGATCGCCGGCGTCGCACTACACGCAGCCACGACTGAACTGCCGCGGTGCCGCGTCCCAGCTTCGCCGCCGATCCGCCGACAGGGCGCGGCGTCAGGCCTTGGGTTCGGCCGTCGGCGGTTCGTGGATCGGGTGCTCCGGATGCGCACCGGGTCGGCCGGGCGGATCGGCGATCGGATGCGTGGGGCGCGCGTCGTCGTCATCGCGGCGCGGCGGGTCGGCGATCGGGGGCGTCGGCTGATCACGTTTGGGTTTCGTCATGGGGTTCCTTCAGATTCAGACGGGATCATTTCTTGGCGCGCGCCGGTGCCGCCGCGTGCGCCTGGCTCTCGGCCTCGAGCGTCGCGGGATCGAAGCTGAGATCGTCCTCGGGGTGGATCGTCGCGGTGCCGATCAGATCGTGGCTCGTCGCCGCCAGGTCCGCCAGCGCGTTGCGGCTCTCCGCGCGCCCCATCGCCGCCGCGCGGATCGCCTCGGCGAGATCGTTCGTGTTTGCGAGGTGCGTAAACCGGCCGTCCGCGCGGAGCTTGTCGAGCATCCCGCCGAGATCCTGCCCGCCGGCGCGCCCACCGCGCGTCATCTCGGTCGCGTCGCGGAACACGCCTTTGACGCCGCGCACGGTGTCGAGCACGCGCCGGGCCGCGAGGTTGCCGGCGTTCTGCCGGGTCGTCGGCGCCGTGTCGCGCATCTCTTTCAACCACCGCAGCTCCCCCGGATGTCCGGCCGCCGCGGCGGCGGGTTCGGACAAGCCGCCATTGGCCGCGATCGCCTTGAGCAGCGTGATCCCGTTGGTGCCCTGATCGTCGAATTCGGCGTGCAGATCCTTAATGCCCTGCAACCGATCGGCGAGCTCGGCGCGCAGCGCGGCCGGATCGCCGGGATAGCCGGCGGCCTGCGCCTTCGCGACAAGATCGCTTAGCCCTTGCTGTTCTTCAGCGTCGGCGGCGGCGCGGGTGTCGGCGCGGGCGGCCGCGCGGACGCGAGCGCGAGCTGCACGCTCTGCCGGCGCGAGAACCCGCTCGCCCGCAGGCGCAGGAAGTTGCGGACCGCCACCGGGCGCGACGTCCCCGGCTCGAGCGGCGGCACCAGATTGATCGGCGACGGCGGCCGCGGCATCGGGCCCGATTGTAGCCGGCGGGGTGCCGCCGCGGCGTGCGATCTCGGCGCGGGCGGCCGCGGCGTAGGTCGGGATCCCCTGCTCGGCAGCATAACGGAGCGCGTCATCGGTGAACGTCGCGAGGTTGGGTGTCGTGGTGCGTGCGCCCGGTCCGAGGGGAACCGACGGCGCGGGCGCCTCGGCCGGCGGCAAGGCGCGCGGCGGCGGCGGGCCCGGCGGCAGGCTCGGATCAGGGACGATCTCGGCGTCGAGGACCGGCGGCGTCGTGGGCGCAGCGGTCTGCCGCGCGTAGCTGGCCGCCGCCTGCACCGCCTGTTCGCGACTGTAGCCGCGAGCGCGGAGCGCAAGGAACGTCTTGACGGCGACCTGTTGCCGCGAGCCCGCGGCCGGCGGCGGCGGCGCGCCGCCTGGTCCCGCGCTCGAGGCGCCGCCGGGCCCGCTCGAGCCGCTCGGCACGATCCCCGGCACGATCGGCGAACCGCCCGGCGCGCCGCCGGTGGCGCCTGGCGCGACCGGCCCGGCCGGTGTCGTCTGTAAGCTGGTGCCGGGCGCGGACGCGCGCTGAAACGACCGTTCGATCAGCGCGTCGCGCGTCAGCGGGGGTTGATCGACGGCGTGAGCGATCGGCTCGGCAATGACGCCGCCGACAATCCCGCCGCCGACGGCGCCCGGCACGCCCCCGATCGCCGCGCCGCCCGCGCCGCCGACGCCGACGCCGGTCGCGCGGACCGCGCCGGCGATGATCTTCCGGCTGAGACTCGTCCGCCCGGTGCCGCCGACGCGCGCGTCGTTGCGATACTGCTGTCGCAGCAGCGCGTTGCGCACGGCGATCACGGCGCCCTCGTCGAGGCGGAGATCGCGCGTAAAGCCGGGCGTCTGTTGCGCGCGCGCGTCGAGCACGTCATGGATGCCATCGCGGAGCGACGCGACGGCCGCCTCCCGTGCGGCGAAGGCCGGATCCACTTCGCGCGCCTTCGCGACGTCGTATCCGCTCTTGACGAGCTCGGCCGCGTTTTCCGCGTTCAGGCGTTGCCGGATGTCGTTCGCCCGAAAGACGGTCAGGGGCTTGTCGAGATCGAGCGTCTCGAGGTTCGCGAGCCCCTTCGCGACGTCGGTCGAGCGCGCGCCGGTACTGAGCGCCGCGCGCGCCGCGGCGAGCGGTTTCGTGGTGATCAGTTGGGTCGGATCCTTCGCGATCAGCGCATTGAATCCATCCTCGAGTCGGCCGATCTGGTTGTCCGCGGCGGCGATCCCCTCGGCGATCGTCGTAATCGGTTGGTTCGTGACGTGATCGCGCAGAATCAACGAGTAGCCGCGCTGCAATTCGTCCGTGGTATACGGCGCCGCGACCGACGGCGGCGCGGCCTTCCGGAAATCATCGAGCGCCGCGGCGCCGGCCGCCGTGCGGCGCGTCTGCTGCCAGGCGGCAATCGCGGGCTGGGCGGTCTGATACGCGCTGTGCATCCCGAGCGCGCCGCCGGCCATTTCGATCGCGCCCTGCCCGATCTGCCCGGCGCCGCCGAGCGCCTTCTCGAGTCGCCCCTCGGGCGGCGGCGTGGCACTCGTCGCGGCGTCGTAGATCGTGCTCGCGCCCTCGGCGGCCTGGCCGGCCCCATGCGCGGCGAAGGCGGCGCCGGCGGTGCCATGCACGGCGACGCGGAGCGCCTGCACGGCCGGGAGCGCGATCAACGGCTTGAGCGCCGGAATCGCTTTGACGGCGGCGCTCTCCGCGCCGAGCCCGGTCAACCACAGCGCGAAGCCCGTCGGCGTCGTGAACGATTCGGCGACGTTCAAAAGCCCTTCACTGATGCCGGCGGCGCCGCCGCGCATCCCCGCGGACACCGGATCGGCCGAGAGTGTCGGGGCGGTCATGTGCTCGACGATCGACTGCCGCGCCGCCTCGAAATACGGATGGAGCGGCGAGGTGTTCGCGCGCTGCCACAGCGACGGATCGTCGGGCGGGGCCGCCTGGCGCGCGGCGTCGGCGAGCTTGGCGTAATCGACCGCGGGCGCCGCGGGCGGCGGCGGGACCACGCCCGGCGCGCCGATCATCGTGATCACGCCGGGCGCCATCGGGTCGGCGTCGTCGACGGGCACGCGCTGACCGTTCACCATGGCGAAGGTCATCGCCGGGCGTGGCGGCGGCGGTGGGGGCGCGGCGGCGGGCGCGGGCGCCGCGGCGCGGGCCTGATCCGCGAGCGCGGCGTAATCGATCTGCTCGGTGGCCGGCATCTATTTGATCCCGGCCGCGGCTTTGGCGATCGCGGCCTTGAAGATCTCGGCCTGTGCTTGCGTGGCGAACGTGTGCACGTCGCCCTTCGGATCCGTGACGGTGATCGGCGCGCCAGGCCCGGCGCCGCGGCCGGCGGGCGCGGCCGGGCCGCCCGGTGTGGCGCCGGCGCCGGGCGTCGCGTTAAAGGTCGCGTTGGGATTGTCCGGATCAAAGCCGCGTTTACTCAGGACGGCCTTCGCCTCCGGTGAGAGAAATTCAAAAGGCGCATTGGCGCCCATCGCCCCTTGATAGGGCGTGCGGAGCGCGTTGTAGCTGCCGCCCATGAGCTGAATCGAGCTGTCAATGTAGCTCTTGATCGCGGCCGGACTCCCCGATCGGCCGCCGATCGCTTTCTGCGCCGCGGAGCCGCTGACGGTCGGCGCGCCTTTCTGGGCCACGGCGTCGAGTTCCTTGTCGACCTTCTCCTTAATCGTGTCGAACGTCGTCGGCGCCGCGCCGCCGAACGTATCCGCGAGCGCGTTGTAGATCGCGTTGCCCGGCTTCAAGGTGCCGTTGTTGAGCGCGTCGGCGGCCTGTTGGAGCAGATCGAGGTGCTGGATCGCGGTGCCGATCGCGACGAGTTGCTGCCCCTGCGTGCCGGTGGTGTAGGCCTTCCGCGTCGGCGCGCGCACGGCGTACAGCGATTGATCGTAATCAGGGTTGACGGTCAGGATCCGATCGAGCATCGCCTGGCCGGCCGGCGTCGCAAACGTGCGCGGGCTCGGCGGCGGCACTTGGTAATTCGCGATCGCGATCTCGGCTTTGTTCGCCGGGCGCGACGGCGGCGGCGGCATGTTCTGGACTTGCACCGACGCCGGCGGTTGTGACGGAAACAGGCCGGCCTTGAGCGCGTCGGCGCGCGTCATCACCTTTTCGACCATGCGGCCGTTTTCGATCGTCTTGATCGTGACCGGCGCATCATCGGCGTTCTTCTTCGCCTCGTAGCCGGCGATCTGCGCCGTCTCGTCGGGGGTCAGGGTCGCGCCGCTCGCGCGTTTGGTATACAGCGCCAGGATCGGATCCTTGGCGGCTTCCGCGTCGGCGTACGCCTTCGCAACGGCCTGCGCGTGCGTCAGACGCGGCGGCGGGGCGGCGGCGGGCGGTGCGGCGGCGGGCGCGCCAAGTGTCGTCGGCGGGGCGAGTGCGGCGAGTGGCGCCGCGGTCGTCGCGGGCGCGCCAGGGCCGCCGGCCGGCACCGTCGACGGCGGCGGGCCGTTCTGTAAGAGCGCGGCGCGGGCGGCGTAGGTCGAGGCCGGGCCCGGTGGCGGCGCGCCCGGCGCGGGCGGCGGGCCCGCGGTCGGTGGGGCGCCGGTGCCCTCGAGGTCTTGGATCCGCGTGGCGATGCCGTAGCCGGGCGTCCCGATCTCGGGCATCTTCGGGGTCGCCTCGAGGCCTGGGATCGGCTGGTAGGTATACGGATCGACGCCCGTCTCCCCTTCCTTCTTGAACAGCGGCGCCGTCCGCATCGCCTGATGGGTTTTGATCACGTCGGCGAGCGCGTCGGGCCGGCCGAGGCGCGACACGGCTTGGAAGGCGGCTTTCGCGTCGAACTGGCTCGGATCGCCGTCGGGCCCCATCGCGGCCACGAGGCCGGCGCGCACGATCCGATCGTGCTCGAGGCTGGCGGCGCGCTGCTGATCCTGGTAGGCCTGATCGAGCGTCGCGCGCTGATCGGCGCGGGTCGCGAGCGCCATCTGCTGCGCCTCGCGCGCGCGCTGAAAATCGAGCGTGGCCTGGCGCTCGCGGTCGTCCATGATCTGCGCCGGCACTTGCGAGGCCTGCGCGACGAGCGAGCCGTACGTCTGCCCGCGCGCGAGCTGCGCCCGGCCGGCGTTTTCCGCCATCTGCTGCAGGATCGCGCTGACGGAGCTCATGGCGCCCGGTAGCTGCTGCCGGCGAGGTTGGCGCCGGTTTGGTTGACATCGTTCAGCCGGTTCCAGTAATCGAGCTCGGCGTTGCGCTGCGCGGTGACGTTGGTCAGGTAGTCGCTGAGCGTGCGCGCGTTCCCGGTGTTGTAGGTCTGCGTCCGGTTCGCGAACGTCTGCTGATTCTGGTTCGCGTTGATCGTGCGCGCGTTCAGGTCCATGCCGGCCGCGTCGGTAAATTGCGCGTACTTCTGTTTGTAGGCGTCGAGGGCGTTGTTGCGAAACGTCTGGTACTCGTTGGTGGCGTAGTCCTGGCCGGCGCGATCGAGCGCGACGAGCGTCCCGCCGCTCAACACGGTGCCCTGCGCCGCGGCCTGGCGCGTCTTGGTCTTGATCAGTTGGTCGAGGCGCGCTTGGTAGCCGGGCGAGCTCTTGAGATCCTCCTCGCTCGGGTTGACGAAATCGCCGCCGGTCCACGTCGGCGCCCGGTACTCGGGCAGCGGTTGAAACTGCGGCGCGTTGGGATCGCTCTGATAGGTCGGCGGCGCGGCGCCGAAGCCGGACGACGGCGGGCCGGCGGGCGCGCTCCATCCGGGCGCCGCCATGGCGCCGCCGCCGCCGCCGGTGCCGCCGCCGCCGGTGCTGCCGCCGCTCGTCGTCCCGCCGCCGGCTTGTTTGGCGCGGTACGCCTGCGCTTCGGCCGAGTCGTAGATCGCTTGACGGATCGCGTTCGCGTCGCCGCCATAGTCGCGGTTCCACGGCGCGTATTCCTCGGGCGTGCCGGGGCGGCCGAGGTTGCTCTGATAGAACCCGGCCATCTGGTCGTTCGACACGGTAGACGCGGCCGGCGTGGGGTTCGCGGCCCATCCGAGCGCCGAGGTCATATGGGCCATGGCCTCCGCGTGGCTGTGTCCCTCGTTGCGCCAATACTGGTACTGCTGGTTCACGTCGTCCGGCGTCCAGCCTTGCGCGGCTTGGTGGGACGTGTAGTACTGATTCGCCGCGTTCTGCGATTCGGCGAGCTCGGCTTGTGTCCAGGCGGCCATGATCTACGCTCCTAGCACCGTCGCGCCGCCGCGGCGGTACGACTCCACTTGATCCGGGGGAACCTGTAACGAGCTGCCGTCGGGCCAGCGCACCGTCACGAGACTCTTGGCGACGGGCGCGCCTTGCTGCGTCGGGGCGGTCGGTGTCGCCCCTGTCTGAGACGGTGTCGGGGATGTCGCGGCGGGCGGCGTGGTCGGCGTGCCGAACTTCAGCCCGGCCTGGGTCGCCTCTTTCGCGATGCGCCCGCCGGGGCCAAACCAATACGCATCGTTGCCGGGAGTGCTGCCGCCCGTCTCCGCGTACTTGCTCGCGAAGTAGGCCGTATCCGTCGGCCCGGTGCCGGCGCCGGTCGGCGTGAGGCCGAGCGCCTTGTAGTTGTCGATCACGCGCTGCGTGAGCTCGGGCGACACGGTGACGCCTTGGGGGCCCGGCGTGCCGTAGCTGCTGTAGCTCGCGGCGCCGCCGCTCGAGGCGCCGCTGCGCGCCGGCAGGCCGAGCAAGGCGCTCATGCGATCGTTGCTGCTCTGGCCGTTCTCGACAAAGCCGCCGATCCGCCCGGTGTAGTCGGCATAGCGGCCGGCCTCGAGCTTCACTTTGTCCGCGGCGACGCCCCGGTTATAGAGATCGTTTTCCTTCTCGTAGGCCAGCGCGTCCTCGAGGTATTTCTGCTGCGCGTCGGACGCCTTGCCGCTGGCGTTGGCCTGAATCAGCGACGAGGCGATCCCGCCGGCGATCGGCAGGCCGTACTTGATCAGATCCGCATAGCTGCGGGTGCCGGCCGCGGTGCTGAAGTAGTCCGGCGGCACGTTCGCGGCGTCGGTGACGACGCCGTTGCCGTCGACCGTGTAGCCGGCGGCCTTCGCCGCGGCGATCGCGCCGGCACTCGGCAGGGTCGTCCCGACAAGCGCGGTCGGGCCCATGGCGCCGGTGCCGAGGCCGGCGAGCGCCGTATCACCCACGCCATACGCGCCGCCTTCGACGCCCGCCAGGCCGGCCCCGGCGGGGATCGCGGTCGAGGCGCCGCCGCCGCCGGCGGCCAGGCCCTCGAGGATCGGCGCGCCGGCTGCCGCGGCGCCGCCGACGCCGGCGGCGACGGGCACCGCGCCCATCGCCCCGGTGCCAAGGCCGGCGAGCGCGCCGCTCGACAGGCCCGCCGCGCCGCCCTCGACGCCGGCCACGGTCGCCCCGGTGCCGGCCGCGGCGCCCGTCCCGGCGCCGGCCGCGCCGGCAAACGCGCCCGCCGCGCCCATCGTGGCGACGGTCGCCGCCGCCAGGCCGATCACAATGATCGTGTTGCGGAGCTTGTGACCAATGGGATTGAAATTACCGTGGTCGTCCATCTCGATATGGCCCTGATCGACGATGTACCCGTTGGCCTGCGCGGCGCGGGTGAGTTGGTCGCGCTGCCAGGCTTGCAGCGTCGGATGCCCCGGATCTTGGTTCCAGGCGCGCATCTGTTCCTGGTACCACGGCGACGCGCGCATGGCGATATTGGCCTGATCGATCGTGGCTTCACTCTGGCCGCCGAGGACGGAGGTGTTAGGCATCAGCGCGCGATCCTTTCGCGAGCGCAACCACGAGCTCGCCGATCGCGGCGCGGAGCGTCGCAATCTCCGTCTCGTGCTGTTGCCAGCCGACGATCAAGTCGGCGACAAATTTGCTGTAGTCGGCGGCCCACGGCTGTACGAGCGCGCCGGCGGCGGTCGTCGCGTCGGTGCCGGGCGTGATCGCCCGCGGAAACAGCGCCGCCGCTTCCTGGGCGAACACGCCGCGATCGCGCGCGCCGTCGGCTTTCCACCGGAAGTCGTGCACCACGAGCGCGCGGAGCGCCGACAGATCGGTCGCGCGGCCGGCGTCGGTTTTCAGGCGCGCGTCGGACGTGGTGTTGTAATTCACGGCGAGCGCCGCCGTCTGGTTGATGTAGCCGGCCACGCCGCCCGCGCTGTTGAGAAACACGGCGAGGTTGCCGGTGTTGCCCGCGTTCGCGTTCTGCCACACGATCGCCGAGCCGGCCGCCCCATCGAAGGCGATCCCGATCTTCTGCACGAAGCCGGCGAGCGCGGTCGGCGTGTTGATCAACAGCTCGCCGGTGCCCAGGATCCGGATCCGTTCGACCAGGCTCGTCACGAAGCGGAGCGCGGTCGCGCCGGAGGTCGAGAGCGTCAGGCCGCCGCTCCCCGTCCCGCGCAGCGTGACGCCGCTCGGGATCGCGTCGGCCGAGGCGGGATAGGTCGAGGCAAACCCGAACAGCGATCCGAGTTGCGCGGTGACATCGTTCCCCACGGCGAGCTGTGCGTAGTTACTGCCCGCCGTGGTATTGCGGATCGTGAGACTGTGGCCGCCGAGGCCGCCCGCCGTGACGGTGTGCGCCCCGAAGCCCGTCACGGTGACGACGCCGGCGATCGTCTGATTCCCGGTGAAACTGTTCCCGCCGGCGAGTTGCGCGGCGCCCGCCAGCGCCGCCGGCAGCCCGCTCACGTCGGCTTGCGGGATCGTCGGCACGGTGCTCGGCGTCGCGATCCCGACGGCGGTCGCGATCTTGAGATAGCCGGACGCGAGCGCGCCGAGATTCACCTCGGCCGAGAGCACGCCGGCCGCGCGACTCGTCCAATAGGCCGCGTCGATCGGCGCGAGCGCGCCGACGGCCGCGCTCAGCGTGCGGAGAAAGATCCGCCCGATCTCCGTGACGGAGCCCGTCACCGTGTCAATGATCGGGGTGAGCGGGACATCGCCGATCGCCATCAGGCCGCCCGCCCCGGCGTCACGCCGATCCACGCGCCGGGCCCGATCAGGCGCTTCACCGGGTCCGTGATCACCACTTCGAACACGAGCCGATCGATCCGCGCCTGGCCGAGCTGCGTCCACAGCACGCGCGCGCCGTACTGCCCCATCGCGCCGAGCGTCGCCAGGCCCGCACTCACCCACGTTTTCGCGCCGTCGCGACTCAGAAAGAGTTCCGCCTGGGGGAGACTGCCTTGCCCGCTGTTCAGGCCGACGCCGGGCTCGGTGCCGAGCTCGAAGCGGTCGATCGACGCATACGTGTTCTCGGCGCCGAGGTAGGGCGCGCGCCGGCGGGCGCGGAGGATCGCGCCGTCGTCGTCGTACGTCTCGAGGTCGAGCGCACAGAGGATCCCGGCGTCGCGCGTGCCGACGACGTGCCGGCGGCCGGTGAAGGCGTGCCCGCGCACGCGCCACGCTTCCTCTTGGCTCAGGGTCGGATTCCACGCGCGGCGGTGATGCCACGCATGTTCGATCTCGTCGAGCACGATCGTGTCACCGGCCACGCCGATCGACGGCAGGGTGATCGCATAGAACTGGTGGCCCTGTTGGGTGTAGGTGAACGCTTCGGCGTCGGCGACGGTCGTCGCGCGCGCGAGGCCGGCCTCGATCGCGTGCGTGCTGATCCGCGTCCCGGCGTAGCCGTCGAGGCGATAGACCGCGAGGCCGCTCGTGCGACTGCGGCCGATCCAGCGCAACGTCGATACGCCGAGGCTCAGCGAGTAGGGCGCGGCGAGGCCGATTTCAAACAGCGAGCCCTTGATCGGCTGGAACGGGTTATCCGCGTCGCCGACATCTTCGTACGCCTCGCCCGTCTCGGAGCCAAACACCCACACGCGCGAATTGGCGCACATCGTCGCGATGATCCGATCGCTGGCGGTCGAGCGGCTCACGAAGTCGAGCGCGTCCCACAGCAAGCCGTTTTCGATCGCCGAGAACCAAAACCGGATCGAGCCGCGTTCACTCAGGACGAAATAGCCGTCCATGAAGCCGACAAACTGCGGCGGGTTGACGAGCGGCAGCGCGATCGCGGCGCTGAGGACATTCGTCGCCAGGTTGAACAGCTTGAGCTGGCCGCCGCCGCAGATCACGAGTTGGTTGCCGCCGTCGCCGTTGGTCGCGAAACTGACCGGGAGGCCGTCATCGCGGATCGGGCCGATCACCGACGCGCCGACGACATCGCCGCTCGCGGGATCGATCCCGAGCTCGTAGAGCGTCGCGCCGATCACGGCCTGGGCGCGCCCGTCCTGATAGAACACGCCGCGGCAGGCCGACGCGCCGGCGATCACCGTCACCGTGCGGCGCAGTCCTGGCGTGCCGCGCAAGTACGCGGCTTTCGCGGCGCCTTCGGTTTCGACGGTCGTCCGGTACAGGTTGACCGTCAATTCGGCATCAATCACCGAGGACGCCTCGGCGTTACTGCCGCCGCAAAAGCCGGTGAACAAGGGCATCAGTTAGAACACCTCGAACATGGATCCGCCGCCGCCCGCCCCGCCGCCGCCGCCGGTGATCGTGAACGTGCCGGACGCGGTGAACGTGTGGATCGTCTGTCCGGCGCTCGTCGTGATCGTGCCGCCGGTCGCGGTGATCGCGCCGGTCGAGTAACTCAAGATCACGATCCCCGATCCGCCGGTCCCGCCGGTGTTGCTGGCGGTGTTGCCCGCCGCGCCATCGCCGCCGGTGCCGGTGTTGGCCGCGGCGTTGCCGACGGCGGCCCCATTGGCGGCGCCGCCCTGGCCGCCGACGGCATAGGTCACGGCGGCGCCGCTGAGACTCGAGATGACGCCGGGGCCGCCGGGCGTCGTGCCGCCGCTGACGGCGCCATTCGTGCCGGCGCCGCCCGCCCCGCCGCCGCCGCCGCCACTCCCGCCACTGACGCCGCCGCTGCCGCTGTTGTTGCCGCCGTTGTTCCCCTGGCCGGCCTGGCTGGCCCCGCCGGCGACGAACCCGCCCGCGCCATCGCCCGCGCCGCCGCCGCTGCCGCCGGTGCCCACCGCGCCGCCTTGCGCGCCGCCGCCGCCGCCGCCGCCGATCGCCGTGCCGATGCCGGTCAGGCCGCTATTCCCGCCCTGGCCGCCCGCGCCGGTCGTGACATTCGTCCCCGGCCCGCCCGCGCCCACCGTGACGGCGAGCGCGCCGGTGGTGAGGGGAAACGTGCCCGTCACCCATCCCCCGGCCCCGCCGCCGCCCCCGCCGCGGCCGGTGCCCGCGCCCCCGCCCGCCCCACCGCCGCCCCCGCCCGCGGCGAGGAGGTAGCTGATCGTCGCCATCGGCTAGACGTAGCCCTTGCTGTACGCCACCACGTCCCAGGTTTGGCCGCCGCCGATCACCGTATACACACACCCGATGTAATCGAGTTGCCCGCTCGGCGTCGGGGTGAGCGCCGGGATCGCCGCGTTGAAGCGAAAGCCGCCGGCGCTGCTGGTCGTGAGCGTCAACGTAAAGGGGCCCGCCCCATTGGCGTAATGCAGGATGAGGATCTTTTGGCCGGGCGTCGGGTTGGTCGGCAGGCCGATCGTGCGGTTCCCGCCCGACAGGAGCAAAAACGTGGTCCCGAGACTCGCATCGAGCGCGACCGTCGGCGCGTCGGTCAACACCGACACGCCGGCGCCGCCGTTGGCTTTCCACGTCGGCAGCGCCGCCGCGCCGCCGCTGACGAGGATCGATCCGGCCGCGCCCGGCGCGACGACTTGCATGGGGCCGGTCGGGGTCGTGCCCGCGGTGAGCACGCCGAAGGCCGGCGCGAGACTCGCCGGGAGCAGCGAGCTGCCCGGCCCCGTCACCGGATCCTGATCCCAGATCGGGAGCCCGTCCGTGGTCTGCAAGACGAGGTGATACGCCAGGCCCGCCGGCATGTAGATCGGCCCGAACAGCCCGCCCGCCGAGGCGACGATCGGGTTGGTGTTGGGCACGAGGCCGGCGGCGTCGCTGGTCGTCGCGAGCGGCGTGTTGGGCGTGCCGCTGACGTAGGTAAACAACCTGGCGCCCGGCGCGACGACGCCGAGATCGGTCAGGACGCGCTGACGGGCGACGGGCGCGATCAGGTTCGCCATTAGCGGATCGATCCGGTGCGGTAGTCCCACCGCCAGCCGCGTAGGCCGGGCGCGCCCTGGCCGGCCGCGGTCAACGTCGGGATGCGGAGGTTGTTCTTGAAGTACTTCCCGCGCGCCTGGCCGGCGCGCTTCTCGAGCGCCGGCGAGATCGTCGCGTGGAAGGGTTCGGCGATCGCTTCCTGCAACGTCAAGGTGAGCGCGAGCTCGCCGCCCGGCGCGAGCGCGATCGTCTGCGTCAACAGCACCGGGCCGAGCACCGTCCGCGTCATCACGCGGATCGGGGTCGCGCTCAGCGGGATCCCGTCGAAGTACAGATTGCCGTTGGGGAGATCGGCCGAGTAGTAGCAATCACTGATCGGCCCGCCGTTGATCGGCGATCGCCCGTTCCACCAGTCGGGATCGGTGTGGACGGTGATCGTCGTCCAGCCGCCGCTCAGGCCGAGCGCGGCGCCGTCAATCGCGACGGGGCGCACCGGGAGCACCCAGACGCCGCTCGGGCCGATCGTGTGCGGCTGCAGGCCGGGCGTGGTGACGAACGGGGTAAACACCTCGGCCACACTCGCGCCGGCGTCGGCGTTCCAGGCGTCGATGATCTGATTGAGCAGCACGCGGCACGTTTCCGCCGCGGCCGGCGGCACCGGCTCGCCCGGCAGGTAGACGTTATGCCCGGCGAGCGCGGTGCCGATGATGGTCGCGACGGGCGTCGGCATGGCCGCGCCGCCTTACCGCTTGGCTTTCGGGCGCGCCGGGCCGGTGGGCCGGCCGGGGAGATCGTGATCGGGGTGCGGCCGGCGGGGCGCGTCGGGCCCGCCGAGCGGATCCACCTCGTCCTCGGGTTTGGTCGCGTCGGGATCTTCCGCGGTCAGGCGCCAGCCGTCGGCCGCCGCGGCCTCGAGTTCTTCCTGCGTATAGACCGGCTTGTTTTCGCCGATGAGCTCGCCGGTGTCGGGGTCGGTATGCACGCCGAGGCCGAGGATGTCCTGCTTGCCGCGATACACGAGCCGCGGCGTCGAGGTGTCCTGTTGGACGTTGCGCGCGTCGGCGCGCGTGTCGGAGCGTTCTGCTGCCGTCATGGGGCGATCCTTGTTCGTGAAACGGCGGCGGCGCGGCGCCTCGAGGCGCCCCGCCGCCGCGTGGGGTCAACGTGCGCGCTAGACGGCGCCGCGCGCCAGGCTATAGACGGAGACGGCCTCCTGGCCGGGGAGTACGTTCGTCGCCACGAACAACAGTTCTTGGAACGACTGGAACGGGACCACCATCGTCCCGATCAGCGTCAGGCCGGTGTTGGTCGTCAGCGTGATCGAGCCGGCCGCCGCGCTGGTGTTCCGGAGAATCGTCCGGAACGACGTACCCACCTGGCAGCCGTTGATCCCGGCGATGATCTGCGCGGCCGTCGGGAGTACGTCGGCCTTGGCCGCGCTCAGCGCGTCGCGGTTGAGCAAGCCGCTCAGAATTTCGGCGACGGTGTAGGTCGCGTTGCCGGCGTTGGCCTCGGGCGTCGGCGTGACGGTCGGATAGTTGAGCGTCGACGTGCGCGGATAGTTCGCGCTCGGGCTGAAGGAAGGAATAGGCATCGGTCAGGCTCCCAGCAGCCGCACGGCTGCCACGGCGTTCCAGAGCTCACCCATGCCGAACGGGCAATCAAACCGGCATCGGTACTTCATCTCGTCGTTGGTGAATTGCTGCGTGTAGACGACGGCGAGGCCCGTCGTCGGGTCGCGGCGCTGCGCGGTCTTGATGTCGCCGCCCGACGGCGGCACCTTGAGTTTCACGCCCACGAGCGCGAAGGCGTCTTTGCCGAGAAAGAGGTTTTGCACGCCGCTCTTGCCGTTGGGCGTCGCGGTGCCGGGGAACAACGTCAACGTCGCGCCCACGAGCGGCAGCGCGTCGACGTTCTGATACGGCGAGCCGGGGCCGTAGAGGGGCGGCGTAAACACGAGCGTCGCCAGGCCGCCGGCGCCGGTGACGGGCACGAGGATCGTCATCTCGCGGAGCTTGAGCCCGCCGGTGCCGGGGCGCCGGCTCGTCAGGTTGACCTCGTTCATCGCGGAGACGTTGAACACGTCGCCTTTGCGGAACGTGTCGCCGTTGGTGCACGCGACGGTGATCGAGGTGATCCCGGCCGCGCCGCCGTTGGGCGTGGGGCCCGGCACGACGGGCATGGTCGGCGCGACAGCGACGGTCACGGCGCCCGCCCAGGTGCCGGCCGTGTGCCGATAGAGCGACGGGCTCACGAACGTGTCGAACGTCGACGCGCGGCCGAGGCTGCCCTCTTTCATCACGCGGTTAAATTCGGAATCGGGCAACAGCAGCGCGAGCTCGACGGCCGTCAAGGCGCGCTGAATCCCGGTGCCGATGATCGCGCGCCGCGCGCCCGATCCGCCGCCGAGGTTGATGAAGCGTTCGTAGGGCGCGGAAAACGCCGCGTCAAACGTCGTCGGGTTGGTGCCGAGCACGCCGGCGATATTCGGGGTGTGCTGGTAGGCGTAGAACGCACAGCGGTCCTCGATGTCCTGCGCCATCGTGGTGCTCGAGGGATCGATGATGTCCTCGTCGAGCGCGCCCTGGTAGTCCTGCATCCGGAGCGCGCGCTCGATCACGTCAAACTCGAAATGCACTTTCGAGATCTGATCGATCGTCACGCTGGTGTGGCGGTCGACCATCGGCTGCGGCTCGTACCCGAGGTTGTTCTGCGTGCCGGGGATGTACTGGCGGGGATAGGGCACGCGGACCGTATCGCCCATCGCGCCGGCGGCGTACGCCTGCGTAAAGAGCTTGTTGAACGAGGTGTTGAACGACTCGGAGATCACGAGCTTGTTCGTCATCTTCCGCAGTTGTTCGCGGGCGAGATAGTCGCTGACATCAAAGCCGTTGGGGGCGCCCATCGGGGTTTACCTTTTCAAGCGGCGGGCGAGCTCACGGCGGTTCATCTCTGCCATGTACGCGCCCGTATCGTCGGCCGCCAGCGCGCGATCGACCGCATCGCCAGGCGTGGCGCGGCTCGAGAGCACGACCGGCGGATCCGGCGCATGGGTGGAACGGGCCGCCGTCGGCGCCGTCGTCAACCGATCGCCGAGGCGCACGAGCGTTTTCAGTTGCTCGAGCGGGGCGAGACGCAAAATGCGTTTCAGTTCGGGACGGTTCGCCGGCTGCTGCAGGTGATAGAGCAGATCGGCGCCTGCCGGATCCTCGAGCACGAAGAGATCGACCGCGCTGCCCTGCGGGATCTCGGTCGGCGCCAGCATGGCGACGGCATCGAAATCCTTGTACTTGGCGCGCGCGGCCTCGGCTCGACTCTCAAACCCGGAAATCACGCGGGCCCCTTCTTCGCGAATCCCGGCCTGGCGCCGCTCGTGCTCTAAGGTCTTGGCAACCTTGTAGTCGGTGAGCGCCTCGAGGTAGGCGGGATCGCTGGTGCCGTACGGGAACGTCTCCGGGTCGGGGCGGCCATCAGTCGCCGGGGCTGCGGGTGACGAGGCCGCGGATCGGGCGTCGGGGCGGGCCGGCGGGGTGAAGGTCGCGCGCTCGAGATCGGCAAGGCGCCGCTCGGCGCGTTCGGCGCGGCTCCGTTCTGCGGCGCGCTCGCGCAACAGTTCGGGGATCCGCGCTTCGGCGCCTTTTGCTGCCGGTTCCGAGGCGGCAGACTGCGACGGCGCGCCCGTTGGCGCGGCCTGGCTACTCCCAGGCTCGGCGGGTGACGAGTCCGCGGTCGGCGTCGTAACTGGCGGTGTGCTCGGGAGCGTGCCGGACATCCGCCACTCGAGCAGTTGCGAGTCGTTCAAGGTGTCGAGGGACACCTCAGACGGCGCGATCTGCGGGGCGTCGGGGGCCGCTGACGAGGCGGCAGGTGGGGCGTCAGGCGCCGGCACGGCGTCGGGCATGGATTACTACAGCAGAGGCGCCCGATCGCCTGCTCAGGCCGGCGCGGCGTCGGTGGGCGCGGTGCCGGCGTCACTGGGCACGCCGCCGGGCGCCGCCTGCGCGGCGACGAGCGCGGCCGCGTCGGCATCGGCGCCCGCGCCGGCGGCTGCCATCCCGGCGGCGTGCTGCTGCGCCTGGCGCGCGGCCTCGGCGGCGGCGCCGCTCTGCGCGATGGTGAGCGCGGCCTCGTGCCCGCGGTCGAGCCCCGCCTGCTCGGCCTCGTGCTGCTGGCCGATCAACGTGAGCGCGGCCTCGTGGTCGAGCGCGATCTGCTCGATCTGCTGTTCGTTGTCGGCGATGACGCCTTTGGTGAGCGCGTTTATCTTGGCGACGGCGATCGCGGTCGCGTCCTTCATCGTCTGCAGCTTGATTTGGAGCACGGCGTTGCGTTGCGTCTCCATGTCCGCGATCTGCTCTTTGCTCTGGTTGTCGAGCTGTTTGCCCTTGGCCTGCTGCTCGAGCTCCTGCATGGCCGCTTCGGCGTGCTGGATCTGTTCTTTGAGCTGGCCGACTTGCTGCTGCAGCATCTTCGGATCGGGCGGGGCGTTGGGGCCGGCCTGCTGCTGCTTCTCGGCGCGCATCGCCGGCGGCTGCAGATACTCGAGATCCTTCGCCATCTCCTCGCCGATGGGGCCGAGGTTCATCAGGCGCACGGCATCGGCGGCGATGATCGGGAAGGCCTGCGGGTTGTTGAGCAGCACCATGGCCGCATCTTTCCCCTCGGCCTGCTGGCTATCGAAGGCCGGGCCCGCGGCGATCGTGATCGTGTGGCGCTGCAGCGGATCGAGCTTGAGATCCGACGGGCCAAACTCGGGGAAGCCATCCGGCGCGATCTGGCTCGGCGTGTTGACGCGCACGCGCTTGGTTTTGCCGTCGGGCGTGCGGGTGTCGACTTCCTTCGGCGTGTCGTCGTAGTACGGCAGGAGCTTGGCGAGCTTCTGGGTGAGCTCGCGGATCATGTCGTCGTAGTGCGCGACGAAGTGGAACGATCCGGCGTCGCCGTGCTGGTTGAGTTCTTTCAGCGCGACGCCGCTCGTCACTTTCGTGTTGCCGAGGCGGGTGTCGGTCGCGCTGTAGCGGCCGAGCGCGTTCTGGATGTCGCGCCGGAAACTCTCGCCGGCGATCTCGTAGCCGGAAATATCCGGCGCGCGCGTGCCGTACTGCGGCAGCGGGAGGATCTGCTGCCCCGTCGCCTCGGTCGTCGGGTTGGCCTGGATGAGCGCGATCGGCTCGCGCACGCTGCGCTCGACGAGCAGCACCTCTTCGGGGCCGAGTTGGCCGACGTAGGCGAACAGGGCCGCCTTCACCGGGAGCGCGAGCGCCTCGAGCTTCGTCGAGGCCGTCCAGTTGTAGGCCTTCGCGGCGTCGCGCGCCAGGCGGATATACGACTGCAGCATTTTGACGGCGCCGCCGGCGGCATCCGTCGAAAAGACGATCTTCCCGTAGCACGAGGCGAACGGGATCGAGTCGCCTTTCCAGATCGTTTTGGTCGGCCGGCCTGGCGTCGCGAGCAGCTCAAGCCCGTTGGTGATGTATTGCGCCACTTCGCGCCGCGGGCGGCCGCGGCCGCTCGGCGGCGGCGTCTCCGTCACGGTCCAGTACTCGGCAATCAACACGCGGCCGTCTTTGCCGAACCACTTCGGGAGCGCGGCGAGGATCTGCGCGTCGAAGTCGTGGACCTTGGCCGTCGGCCAGTCGCGGACAAATTCGCGCCGGGTCACGCTATGCACGAAAAACAGGTACCGCCAGTCGGCGCCGCTCGTGCTCTCGCCGTCGGGATCGGGGAGCACCTGATCGGGGTTGGGGATCGCCTTGAGCTTGAGGATCTGATCGTCGCTGTCCTCGTCGGCGTACTCGGCGACGATGCGCGCGTAGCCGTAGCCGCGGGTCGCGGCGTTCTCGCCGGCGACGGTGTACACCTCTTGCGCGTGGCTGTCGTGTTCGATCTGGCGGATCCGGTTGCTGTAGTACTCGGCGGTTTCCTTGGTCGCGCCGCCGCCGGCGGGGCTCACGTTGGCGCCGCGGGGGTTCTGGCGGTAGCTGTTGACGAGCTGATTGGTGTACTGACTCAGTTGGTCGAGCTCGAGCATCGGCCGATCGCCGCGCTCGGTTTCGTCCTCCTGGTCCCAGGTGTGGCCGGCGGCGTAGCGGACATCTTTCGCGCCCTCGAGAATGATCGGCGCCCATTGGTCGCACGCATACGTAAAGCGTTCGTTGAGCTCGGCCAGGATCGCGGCGTCGCTGCCGGGCGCCGGCGTGCCTGTCTCCGATGTCGCCGACATCTCGGTCCGCGCCGCGGGGTCGGTCGGGTCGTCGGCCATCAGGCGCCGCCGATCAGGGACGCGAGGCGGGCGCCGAGGGGCCGCGCCTGGTAGGCCTCGAGCGCCGCGCGGGCGGCTGCGGCGGTGTCGCTGGCGGTGTCGATCGCCTGGTGCAGTTGCGCGAGATCCTCGAGCCGGGCGGCGTGCAGTTCTTCGATCGCGGCGAGGATCCGCTGCGCCAGGTCGATCCGGCCGGCCTGCTCGGCCTCGACGCGCTGCCGCACGGCCACGAGCTCGGCGGCGAGCGCCTGCAGGATCGTCTCGAGGTCGTCCTGCCGGCGCGCGATCGTGGTGACGGCGGTATGGCGGTCGCGCTGGTCGGCGGGGTTCATCGGCGGGCCCGCCCGCGGCGATCGAACGGGCGCGCCTTCCGCAACGTGTCGCGATCGGCCTCGCTGAGCGGCACCGTGTCCGCCGCGGTCGCGCGGCGGATCGTGTCGTCGGGGTTCACCGCATACGAGGCGCCGCAGATCGGACAGATCCCGACGGTCGCGATGCGCGCGGCCGGCGTGTCGAACGTGTGCCCCAGGGTCGGACAGGTGATCGGCATACGTAACTGACGATGCGGGAGCCCGGCCCCTGTCCGCCGTCCGGATGGCAGAAACGCACGGCAGACGCCCCACGGACGCCCCGCAGCACGTCCGCAGGGCGGCCAGGCGGCGGCGTTCACCGTAGTCCACGTCAGGGCGGGACGTGCGCAACGCGGTTACGGCCAGGGATAATTCGCCGCGACCCACGCGGCCAGGCCCAGCGCGAGCAACCGGAACCGCCACGGCTCGTACGGGGTCGGGATCGGCGGCAGGCCCGCGAGCAGAAACAGCAGCAACGCGAGCGTCAGGAGGATGAGTTTCATGGGCGTCGGTGTCCTTTCCACCGGATCGGCCTTGGCCTACACCCTAGCCCCAGCGGGACGCGCGGGGCGGCGCCGGCCGCGCCTTCCGCGTCGTCGGCCCCGCGACGGCCGAGGCGAACGTCAGCCACAGCGCGTCGCTATCGTCGGGGCTCACTTCGCCGCGTTTCTGGATCGCCTCTTTGCTCTCGATGACGAGGCGGCCGTTGGTCTGGTGATAGCCGGCGAGCGCCAGTTGATCGCACAGGCGATCGTCGTCGGGCAGCGAGCCGAGCAACAACCAGTCCTTACAGCGGCGCGCCATGTTCGCGCGGCGGTTGTAGTCGTGCGGGTCCGGGGACTCGCCGCCGAAGTTGATCTCATGGACGTTGGCGTAGCCGAGCGCGTGCAGCCGCGAGACGATCGCCGCGCCGAACGCGCTATCGACGAACAGCGCCGCGAGCTGGTGCTCGGGCCGGCGATCGCTCAGGAGCTCCGCGCACAGCGCAATCCGCGCCGAGCGGTCGGGATCCTTCTCGCCGGGCATCCGGATCGGGCCGAGCGGCTTGCCGTCGGCGCCGAGCGGGTTCCCACACAAGCCGCGGCGGAAGCGGATCACGTTCCACGCTTTCCCGCCGCCGCTCACGTCGAAGCCGGCGATCAACGGGTCGTCCGGCAAGGGCACCATCACGCGCTGGCGCGCCAGGTCGATCCGCGCGCGGTCGATGTATTGGAGCTCATCGGCCGCCGGCGGAAAGCCGAGGATCCGGACGCGACAATAGTCGGAGTCGATCCCGTAGTCGGCGATCTGCTGCGCGAGAAATTCTTTGTTGGTAAAGCGCGACGTGCGGGAATCGACGCGGCGATGGTTCCAGCGCGCGGCGAGGTTCCCGAAACAGACGCGATAGAATTCGCCCGTGTTGCGGGTCATCTGCCCGAAGGCGAACATCATTGGCTCGCCGTCGGTCATGCCGTTGTACGCGACCTCCCACACCTTGTCGGGGACGAGGCTCGCCTCGTCGAAGAAATAGCCGGACGTCGAGCGCCGCGCGTGCTGGCCGGCGAACGCTTGCGCGTTCTGTTCCTTACACGACTGCATCTGCACTTTCCACGTCGACGGGTAGGCCTTCGCGTAGATCCCGCGCTCCATGATGTCGAACCACGGCGCGGTCAGCGCGAGCTGCGTCCAGAACTGGATCGCCGGCCAGGTGCGCGCCTCGAGTTGCGCGTAGCCGCCGGCGGTGACGGTGAGATCGCAATGGGGGCGCGTCGAGAGGATCCAGCCGACGAGCCAGGCGAGGGTCGCGGATTTCCCGACGCCGTGGCCGGACGTTTCCGCCATCTTGATCGGCATGACCGGCGTCGAGCCGTCGAATCGGCGCGCGCGCACGTCGGCGCCGAGCGCGGTCAAGAATTCGATCTGGTTGTCGTCGGGGCCGGGCTCGCCCTCGAGCGGGCCGGGTTCGCCCCACGGATACGCGCCCGTGACCCAGCGGAGCGGATCGTCGTAGCAGCTCGCGGCAAAGTCGGCGATCTGCGTGTCGATGTCGTCGACGGCCGAGACGTCGGCGACCGGACCCCGCGGGCTCATCGATCGACGCGCTTCCGCGCGGCCTCGAGCCGCGCCACCCGCGCCTCGACGCCGGCGTCGGTGATCTCGACCTTCTCGATCAACATGCCGTAATGCTTCATATAGAGTTCGATCGCCTTCACCTTGTCCCACAGTTTGAACTTGTGGATTGTGTCGGTGACGCCATCGCCGGCCGCCGCGTTCTTGATCAGGACTTCGAAGCCGGCGAGCGCGGCGCCGGCGTCGGGACTGAGGTCGGCCGGATGTTTCGCGTCCTTGGTCACGGGATCGAAGTAGTCCGCGACCTGACTGAGCGCGATGCGCCCGAGCTCCTGCAACAGCCGCGCTTTGCTCACGCCGGCGGCCGCCAGCTGCGCGCGCTGCCCGGCCTGGATGGCGGCCGCGATCTCAGGTTTTCTCAGGTTCTCGTACCCCTGCATGTCGGCCCGTGTCCGGCTGTAGCCGGCGCGGATCGCGGCCTGGGTCGCGTTCAGATCCACGAGATATTCCGCCACAAACGCCAGCTGCTTCGGCGAGAGGGTGTCCGGCGGGGGCGAGGTGCGCCGGGCCCGCAGCCGCGGGACGCGAGGCTTCGGGGTGGCCTTGGTCATACCTCGAGCCGATCGAGGCGGCGGAGCAAGACCTTGAGCCGGTAGACGGTCCGCCAGGTGACGGCGGCGCCGCGCCGGCCGATCGTCAGTTCCGGCCAGGGCCGCGCCGGCTGGCGCCCAAGGCCGCGCGCAATGTCCGCGCGGCGGTAGCCTTCCGCCAGGAGCACGCGGACGACCTTGAGCGCCTCGCGGGCCGGCGCGTGGGCGCCGAGCACCGGGCGGCCGGCGCGCTGCGCGGCGCGGTAGCGCCGGCTATACGCGGCGTTGGCGGCGAGGCACGCCGGACAGGCACAGCCACATTGATACGACCGCCGGCGCCCGTGGACCGTCGGATCCGGATCGTCGCGTGCGAGCAGCTCGGCCGCGTTCACAGGGAAACGCGATCAGTCTGCGGCCGGACGCGCCCGGATATACCTGAGCCTGTGCGCCTCGTCGCGTCTCGTTGCGATTCAGGCGCGCGCGTTGTCATTCGGACGTCGCTGCCGGCGCGCCGCGGTGCGATACTGGCCGGCACCGGGCCTGATGTCGTTCGAACCACCGATCGCCCCGTCGCCGCTGCCGCTGCGCGAAGTCGCCCACGTCGCGCGGCGCCTGAGCATGAGTCAGGAACACGTCCGCCGGCTGATCCGCGGCGGGCAGTTGCCCGCCATCCGTCTCGGCTGCCGCTGGCGCGTCGATCCGCGCGACCTCGAGGCGTTCATCAACCGGCAACGGACGCCCGCCACGGCCGCGCCTGACGTCTAGGCGGGCCGGTCTGGTCCTGATCGCGAGTCTGCGGCGTCTGCCGTCTGCGGCGGTCGCCTGGGGGCGTCGGCCGTGGCCTGCGCGAGCGCCGCGGCGGCCGCGTCCGCGCCCGCATAGATCAGCTCGAGCGCGAGGCAGGCGGCGAGCACCTCGGCCAGCGTCGGCGGGATCAGGTCAGCAGGAGCGGACATCGGGGGGCGTCTCCGTGGGCGGGACGGTGAGTATAGCAGAGCCGGCGGCCTCGTTCCCCGCCTTTTCCCGCCTTTTCCCGCCTTTTCCCACCTAGCGCGCCCGCGCGATCGGCTCGACCTTGACGATCCGCGGCAGCGGCGGCAACGGCTCGGCCTTCGCCGCGCGCGGCTTGCGCGCCTTGAATGCCTGTTCGTTCGAATACGACCATTCCCACAGCGCGCGCGTCGCGAGAAACACCGGCAGCAGCGTTGGCGCGTCGGGCACGGGGACCACCTCGACAGGCGGATCGCCGGCCACTTTCGGCAGCCGGACAATCAGCGCACGCGCCGGCGTCGTATAGCCCATCTCGGCGAGCGCGGCGCCGTAAGCCGCGGCTTGGAGATGCGCCTCGGCATAGACCGCCTTCCCCGTCTTGAAGTCAATCGTGACGAGCTCGCCGTTGACGCGCGCGAGCAAGTCCAGCGTGCCGGCGTAGCGGTGCCGCTTCGAGAACACGACCCGTTCAATGAGGATCGGTTTGAGTTGCACCTCGAGCGCCCACGCCTTGAACGCCTCGACGGCGATCCGCGCCGGCGCGCTGATCACGGGTTTCGGGCCCGCCTCGCTGCCGAGCGCGGTCCGGAGCAACCACTCGATCGCCTGGTGCGCTTCGCTGCCGATGTCGCCGGCGCGCGCCAGCGTGCGCTCGTGGGCCTTGAGGCTCCCGAGCTTCGTCGCGAGCGCGGTCGCGAACCACGAGGCGGGGTACTGCTGCCCGGCCGCGCTCAATTCGCTGTAGAGCGTCGCCGCGGCCGCGCTGACGGCCGCGCGCTCCTGTTTGGCCGCCCACGGGACGAGCGCCGGCTTGTTGATGGCGCCGAGGATGTGCGTGACCGACGGATAGAGTTCGCCGTCGACCTCGTAGAATCGGCCGTTGGGGCCGTTGACCTGTCGCACCTGGGTCGCCATTAGTAGGCCGTCCCTTCCCCGTCGGCGAGATCAATCTCGAGCGCGTCCGTGAAGATCGCCGCGGCCTGCCGCGGGCGTGTCGTCGACGTCGGTGGCGCCGGCGGCGACACCGCGGCGCGCGCGGGTGCCTGAATCCGGATGACGTCGTGCTTCTCTTTCCCGAAGGTGTCCACGGTCGCGACGAGCGTGATCGCGACGCCGCGCCACTCCTCGGTGATCGCGGTGCCGGCGATCGCGATGATGCTCCGCGCGTTGGTTTTGTTCAGCAAGAGCCCTTTGCCCTTGTTCTGAAAAAAGACGATCGCTTTGGTGTCGACCGTGCCCGTCCGCCCGCCGCGGACTTGAGCAAACTCGACGCGATCGATTGTGACCGTCGGGGTCTTGCCCTTCAGGTCGTAGGCCTTGAGATAGGTCGAGGGAAAGAAATCGTTGATGTTGGTCGCCATGATTAACGGTCCTGCGTTCGGGTACGGGTGACGGTGCGGCGCGGCGCCAGGTCGACGCGGGCCTCGGTGAATAGGCCGCGCTGCAATTCGATGCGGCGCAGACAGTCGGCGAGCGAGCGACCGCGGCCGAGCAGTCGCACCACGGCGGCGAGCTCGGTCGGCGTCAGGGTGAGGCGCGGCGCGGCGGCGGCCATTACGAGCACCGCCCGCAGTAGCCGCAGGCCGTCCCGCAGGCGTCGCCCTCGCGGTCGGCCCGATAAGCGGCTTCGCGCTCGAGGTCGCGGTCGGCGACGAGCGCCTGATCCTCGAGCTCGGCCTCGAGCGCCTCGCGCGTGTCGAAGGCCTCGAGCAGCAAGCCGGCGTAAAACTGGGTGTCCGCCGGCGTCTCGGGCGCGAACAGGTCCGCGCGCGCCGGCGCGGACGCCGGGACGACGGTCGTCGAGTGGAAGGATTGGGAGTAGAACCAGGCGGCGGCGGGAATGCCGGTCGTGCGTGCGGTGCGTGCCATGAGGGGCCTGCCTTTGCGTGGCGGCGTGGCTCCCCTTTACACTGACGGGAGCCCGCGGCCGAATCGGTCTCGGTTACGGGTTAGGTGCTGGCGAGGTCTGAACCACCGCGCCGGCACCGCTTCAACAACGAACACCCTGATAGTATATCTACATTATCTAGATGTCAAGCGGCCTCGCGCCGGATCGAACATTTATTTCTGGACAGCTTGATAACGTTGCTTATAGACTTCGGGATATGGCGGCGTACATCCTGCGGGACATCGACGAGGAGCTGTGGCGGAAGGTCAAGAGCAAAGCCGCGGCGCAAGGCGTGACCGCGAAGGACGTGCTCTTGAAACTGCTCGCGGAGTGGGTCAAGAAGGCGGGGCGATGAGCGCCGATCTGTTTCGCCCGGTATTTGACGCGATCAAGGCGTCGACGGTCGCGCTAGTCGAGGCGAGCGAAGCGACCGCGCGCGCGGGCCGCGCGCTCGGTGAGGCGAGCGACGCCCACGCCCGCGCCGGGCGTGCCCTGGGCACCGCGGCAGATACCGCGCTGACGGCGCGCGAGGAACATGAGGATCTGCGGGAAACGGTGGCCCGGCTCGAGGCCCTCGTGCGCGAGCTCCTGCAGCGATCGGATCCGCCGGCGTAAAAAGATACCGGCCCGTTAGTCGGCGTCGTCCGCCGGCTCGGGCGCCTTCACCCAATTATGATCCCGCGCGGCGCAGTAGTGCGCGGTCCCGAGCGGCACGCCGCACGCGCAGCGCGTGATCGTCGTGGTGTCGGCGCCGGCGGTGTTGGTCGTGGCATCGGCGATCGGCGCGGTGTCGGTGTTCGTCATCGGGATCTCCTCGAGGCCAAGTCTAGCGCCCGCGGCGCGTGGCGTCGTGTCGAGCGACGGGCCGCCGACATCGCCGCTGTTAGTGGTCGTGCGATCGGGCGCGGCCGGCGGCGTGAACCCTGCCATCAGGCCGGGCCAGGTGGGCGCGTCGCGCGCCGCGCAGTTCCGGACGATCGTACAGTCGGGATGCGGACACGCGCCGAAGTCGTGGTCGTGCGCCAGGTGCGCGTCGGTGCTGTAGTCGTCGAACGCCGCGAAGTGGTGCGCGAGCGCCGCCTCGTGCGCCAGCGCGAGGAGCCGGCGCTCCGTCGTCGTGGGGTCGTCGATCTCGGTCACCTGGCGCCTCCCAACCATCTCCCTACCGCCAACGGTCCGGCGCGCACGTCACGCCGCAAATGCCCTGCACGCAATGCGGATCGACGAGGATCCGCGCCGGCGCGCCGTCGTGGCAGTCGTTCGCCTGGACGATCGCGCGGACCTGCTCGATCCCGGCGTCGAGGTGCCGCAAGCTCGCGCAGGCGGCCGCGGCAGCGAGCGCCAGGGCGACGAGCGCCGCGCCGGCGCCGCGCGTCACGGTCCCGATCCGTCCGACCGCCGGCCGCCCCACCGGATCACGGCGACGGCGCCGCCGGCGGTCGGCGTCACGATCGGGAACACCGTCACGCGCTTATCGCGCAAGCCGAGCCACACCATCGTGACGCCGGCGGCGACGACGATCACGCCGCCGACGACCCAGGCGGTCCGCGGCTCGCAGTAACACGGCCCCGTCGTGCGGAGCATCAGCCCGAAGCCGGCCGCGGCGACGACGGTCCCGGCCATCGCGACGACCATCGAGACGGGGCCGTCCGTGTACGTGAACGGTTTGGCCGGCGGCGCGGGCGCCGGATCGTCCTGCGCGTCTGCTCGAGCGGTTGAGGACAGACAAAGCGCCAGCGCGAGCGCCGCGATCCGTGTCACCAGATCACCGGGTAGCCGGTCAGCGTCGCGCCGGTCCCGCGGATGTACGCGTCCTCCTGTTGCATCGCTTCGCGCGTGCAGCGCCCGCGGCACCATTCGTAGACGCCGTTTTTCGTCGGCTCGAACACGATGTAGTAGTACGGCCCGCGTGGACTGCCCGGCCCGAGATAGAACGGCGGATTGGGATCGTCGCCGCGTGGCTGGTCGGCCGGTCGGTGGTAGGGCGAGATCATCCGGCCCGCGATCTGCCAGTACGAATCCTCGTGGAACGTGTTGTACTCGCCCATGATCGTGTCGTACGTCGTCATCAGTCCGCCAGGCGCATAGTCGCCGCCGCCTTCACCGCACGGAATATTTCCGGGCGTGTGCTCGATGCCCAAGTACCCGCTCGGCAGCACGCGGCGGAACAGCTCACCGAAACTTTTAACGCGCCGCTGCTGGTCGTCCAGCTCCTTCGCGGAGAGCGGCGCGACCGTGATCGCCCGTTCGATCGCGAGCTGACGCCACCAGCGCAGCGACAGGCCCGTCTTTTGCGCCGAGCCGCCCCACGAATAGAACACCGCATCCCAACCGGGACGAAACAGAATCCACGGCGTGAGGTCGGGGCGCGCGGCGGTGCCGTCGCCTTGCAGCGCGCGGATCATCCGCTCGAGATTCGCCATCAGCCATTCGTGGCCGTAGGTTCTGCCGACGGGGTCGTTGTAGTCGGGCCCGCTGCCGAGGCCGTCGCCGCCGAGCGCGCAGTCGATGAAGAAACCGTCGGCGATCAGTTCGTGCGCCAGCATGCGATACGTGTCGAGGTCTTGGGTGTAGTCGTAGCCCTCGCGCAGCGCGGGCGGCCAGTTCGTGCCGCCTTCGCGGTACGCCTCGGTCACCGGCATCGGCACGTGGGTGTCACCGGCTGCGCGGTGCGCGTCGCGAGCGCGGGCGCGGTCGTCGTTGTCGAGCGCCCCGTAGAACCACGCGGGAATCGCGCCGTGCGCCTGCGTCTCGTACGTCAGGCCCGCGAGCGAGTGTTGTACCGCGCACACCTGGGCGCGCGTCGGGACCGGCGGCAGCGTCCCATCTGGACGACCGGGCACCGTCGACGAGCCGCGCTCCAGACCGACGCGAATCGGCGGGCCTTCGGTGGCGATGTGCACGTCGAGCGATCGCGTCTCGTAGCCGGCTTTGCTGAACGTCAGCACGTAGTCGCCCGCCGACAACATGACACCGGCGATCCCCGAACCGGGATCGATCACGTCGCCGCACGGGTTCGTCGACGAGCTCCAGGCGCCGGCGGGGCTCGCGGCAGACACCGACGCGCCGGCGATCGGGCGCCCGGCGGCGTCTTGGACGTGGAACAGGACGAGATAGAGCGTCATCAGTGCGTCTCCAGTCTGAGGGTGTGGGGGGTCATGGCTGATCGCCATTGCGCGCGCGCGACCCGCGCCGGGCGAGACGATCGAGGTGGCCGGTGAGCAGACCGAGATGGATGTACAGCAGGCCGCGCGGGGTGCGCTCGGCGCGGTCGAGGTCGTGATAGTAGGCGTGGATCAGCGCGGCGATCTCGGCGGGATCTTCGCTGCGCGCAATCGCTGCCAGGTCCGCGCGATCGTCGAACGTGAGCGCGCCGATCGCGAGCAGATCGTCGGCGTCGGCGGTGTCGGTCATGGTGTCGCGTCCTTGAAAAAGGCGCGTGCCGCGTCGCGCGCGAGGTTGAGCCGCACGATCGCGTCATGCGAGCCGCCGCGGTCCGGGTGCCGCTCGAGCACGAGGCGCCGGTACTGATCCTCGACGGCGGTCAGCGTGAGATCGCGCGCGTCGGGCCCGAGGCCGAGCTCCGCGCGCCAGTCGCCGCCCTGACTGCCGCCGACGGGCGGGAGCGCCGCATAGCCCGCGAAGGCTTGATCGAGCGTGCCGACGCCGTAGCGGTCCTGGGCGCGGATCGCTTCGATGTGCGCGGCGATCGCCGCCATGTTGTCCGCGGCACTCGTCCAACGGTCGCACGCGAGCACGCGCGGCGCGTCGTGCAAGTGGAAATACACGGCGACGCCGGGATCGTCGAGCTGCTTCGCCTGCTTCGCCGTGATCGTGCCGTCGAGGTTCGTCCGTAAGTTGCTCGAGATCACGATCCGTCGCGCGCCGAGGCGCCGGAGCTCGCCGGCCAGACGCTCGAGGCCGTCGCCGACACTGAGCGCCGAGCGCACGCGGTAGCGCGTGCCGTCGCCGGTCTGCCGTTGCGGGTTCCGCGAGAACATCGCCGCGCGCCGGGCCTTCGTCCGAATCCAGCCGCGCGGCCAGGCGAGCGGGTAGCGGGTCGCGTCACTCATTGCGGCAGACTCACGGCCCGCGCCTCGTTGCGGTAGTGTTCGCGTTTCCAGCCGAGGCACTCCCACGCCCGGCGCGCCACGTCAGCCGGGCAGATGCCGGCGGCGAGCAGTTCGATCGTCGCGTCGTCGAAATCGAGCGTGTACGTCGTCTCGCCGCGCGGCACGACGATCGCCTCGTCCTTGACGAGATCGGGACAGCACACGGGCGAGCGGCGCCGACTCATACGGGCACCATCGCGTCGGGGCGTTCGGTCGGCTCGGCCTGCGCGACCGCGGCGGTCAGCGCGGGCCAGTCGAGCGCGCGGCCGGTCTCGGCAGTCGCGAGCGCCGCTTTGCACGCGGCGAGGAGCGTGGGCGCGGCGACGTGCAGGCGGACGTCCTGCAGCAGAGCCGCAGCCGCGCAGTCGCGGAACGTGAGCGCGAGCACGCGGGCCGCCTCGTCGGGCGTACAGTGCTGCAGCAGCCAGACCAGATCCGCTATGCCGTTGGGCGGCTCGTACGGCGTCACGGCTGCGCCTCGGCGATCTCGACGGCCTCGTCGGCCTCGTGGTCCGTCGCCTGCCGGCCCTTGACCTTCACTTTGACGTCCTCGGTGCCCGCGACCAGGCGGATCTCGATCCCGTCGTGCTTGTAGATCGTTTTCTGGAACTGGTGCATCAGCGCGATCGCGCGGGCCTTCAGCTCGCCCTCTTCGCGGGTCAGGTCGATGCGCCGGTCGCGCACGTCCGCGTAGGCGGCGGCGAGATCGTCGAGCGGTTGCAGGCGGCGATCGTCGGTGCCCGGCAGATCCGGCTGGCGCGGACGGCCGCGGCCGCGACGCGGCGGCGCGACCTCGCGCGATTCCGCGATGCCGCCGTTGGCTTTGAACGTGTTGACCCGTCCGTTGACGCGCTTCGCCTTCGTCACCTTCTTCGCCATCGCCTCCCCTTTCACACAGCTACACGGCCACGGCTGCCAACACGCCGCGCACCGACGCACCCCGATGCCGTCCCGGTACGAGCCCACGCCCTCACCGCATCCCCGCGAACAACGGTTGATCGCGCACGAGCGGCACCGTCCCCGCCGTCGGCTCGACGCAGATGTCCACGCGCGGCGGCTGCTGGTCGGCCGCGTAGTGCTTCACCGCCACGAGCTCGCAGACCTGGCTGTCGTCGCGAAACACAATTGCAGTCAGCGAGTCGCAGCAGCTGCGCACCAGCTTGTCGAGGTCGGGTTTCTTTGTGTGCGCCGTCGCGCGCTTCGGCAGACTTTTGGGCCGCGGCAGGTAGAACGCGATCGACAGGCGCACGCCCTCGACGAGCAGCGCGCGCTCGACTGGCGACAACGCCCCGAGCGCCTGGTTGGCGCCGTCGGCGACGAGCTGTCGCCACGATCGGAGCGATCGGTTGTCGCTGGTGATGACCGGCCGCGCCCAGCCTTTCGGGATGAACGCCTTCGCGCTGCCCTGCGGTTGCGCCTCGCCGTAGACCGTGAAGCGCAGCATCAGCGACGCCGCCAGTCCTGCGCGTCGGGGCACGTCGCGAAATGCGAGACGGTCGCCGGGTCGATGTCCTCGACGACGCGGCCGTCGACGATCACCGGCATCAGCGCCGGCACGGTGACGATTGGCGGGTTGAACGGCATCCGTTTGCCTTTCGCCGTCTCGGCCCACTCGATCGGCGCGCCGCACGATCGGCACGCGCTGAGGTTCCGGGAGTCCTGATAGATCTTCATCAGCCGTCCTCGCCCGGTTCACGACTCACCAGCACCAACAGCGCGCGCGCCAGTCGCGTGTGCCGCGGCGCGCTCGCGTAGAACGCATCCCGCGCGGCGTACCAGCGGCCGAGCTCGGCGCCGTGCGCCCAATGCCCGGTCACGACGACGCGGTTGCGCACGGTATCGATCGCTTTGTCGAGCACGCCGAGGATCTCGTCGGGCACGAAGCGCAGCGGGCGGTGGGTGACGTCCGCCTCCTGGCAGAGCAAGCAGCCGCAGGGCGCGTCCTCGTAGCGCAGCGCTTCCGCGCGCGCATAGTCCTCGCGCTCGGTGGTCGCCATCACGCGCGTGTCGGCGTGCGCCGCCGCGGCGGGCGGCACCGGCAGCGCCTGCAGCCACTCGGCGGGCTTCGGAAACGTGCGGCACGACGCCACGCAGGCCTTCCCCGCCGTCAGGACTTCGTCCAGCGGCGCGTGCTCCAGAATGCGGAAATAGGTGCGGCTCAACTCCTCCACCGCCGTCGCTTTGACCCGTAGCCGGAAGGCACCGCAGACGCGCCGAAAGGCGCGATCGAAGGTGCCGAAATCGGCCTCAGTCATACGAAGTACCACAGGCCCATCCACGAACTAGGGCGGCTCGCCCTACGGGCGCCGCCCTGTTCTTGTTTTTCGTACGTACGTTCTTGATCCAGATCCAGAGGTGCCCTCTCGTTACGGTGGTCGTTACGCCAGTCGTTATGCCCGCCGTTACGGTCGCCGTTATGCATCGCGTGACGCCCTCCGTGACGCGTGTCGTGACGGTCGCCGTTACGGTCGCCGTTACGCCAGTCGTTATGCCCGCCGTTACGGTCGCCGTTATGCCCTCAGTGACGCGCCGTGTGCTCCTTCCCGTTCCCCTTGCCGGTCCGATAGCGCCGCTGGCGTTTCGCCCGGACGCGCGATTCACGGAGCACGGCGTCGAGCGTCTCGTTGTGCCAGCCCGTCGCCGTGCGCGTGAACTTCGCGAGCACGCGCTCGCGCACCGCCGGCCAGCGGGTCGCGTCGCCGCACGCCCGCGCCAGAATGCGCTCGTCATCCGGCAACGCGCCGCCGCACAGACTCGCCTCGTCGAGCAGGTTGCGATAGGCGCCCTGCTCCTCGAGCGTCATCTCGCGAAACGCGGTGCTCGTGCGCCAGCGATCGATCCACCAATAGAGGCCGGTCATCCGTGTCATGCCCTCACCGTACCGGGTCGTCGACGTGGTAGATCTCGAGACCGGGGATCGCCCCGCTCCCCTTCATCGCCCGCACGTAGGCGCCGATTTTTTTCTCATCGAGACACAGAAACTCTCGCGGCACCAGCGCCTCGTTCTGCGGGCGCCACAGCCAGCGGCGCGTGAACTTCAGCCCCTCGACGCCCTTGGTCGTGTCGGGCAGCACCACCACCGGCGCGGGCGCGGCGATCGCTTCGTCGACCACCGCGGCGGCCAGGGCGTGATCGCCCGACGCCTCGAGCGCGGCAGCCTCGCGCGCGGCGCGTTCCTCGTCCTCGCGCCGCCGACGATCGCTCTCCTCGCGTTCGCGCTGCTGGCGCGCGCGATCTTCGGCGGCCTTGAACGCCGACATGCCGTCGCGCATCGTTTTGTCGAGGCGCAGCAGGGGGCCGAGAATTTCATTCTCGCGGTCACAGAGCATCCGGTGCAGCTTGTAGGCGCTCGACTTGAACGGCTCGAAGAACGCCTGCACGCGCTTGACCGACTCCCCGATCGCCTGGCGGTCGAGCACCGCCTGCTCGAGGGACGGACGGTCACTGACGTGGACGATGCCGACGCGGGTGACGAGCGTGGTCGTGTCGGCCGCGAGCTCGCCGCCCACGCCGCGCGCGCTGTCCGGCTGATTGAAATCGAGCACGGCGGCTTTCATGCGGCGACCTCGGTGCGCCCGCGCCGCGTGACGATCTGTTGCGCGGCGACGAGCGTGAGAAAGTCCCGAAAATCGCGCGGGTCGGCATAGGCCTCCACGCGGAAGGTCGCATCCTTGCGGAGCTGCACCGCGAAGCGCCGCACGACGGGATGCGTCCCCAGGAAGCGCGCCAGGGCGTCGTCCTCCTCGGCCCACTCGACCGCCAGGGCGTGATACGCCGCGGTCTGGAGATCGGCGGCGACGTCCTCCGGGCGGCCGGTCTTGAAATCGAGCAGGACCGCGGAGCCGTCGAGCAGCCCGAGACAGTCGAGGGTCCCGGCGACGCGGTGGCGGCGCGAGGCGACGCGGCACTCGTTGAGCACCGGCACGAAGCGGCGTTGCTCGGTGAAGGTGATCCAGCCGTGCAGGTACGGCGCGCACTCGGGGAACGAGCGGTCGAAGTCGTCGACGTCGAGGTCGCGTTCGTTCCAGTAGTGGATGGCCTGGTGGACGCGGCGCCCGCGCTCGAGCGCCGAGGCGAGGATCGACGGCGGGACGTGCGAGAAATCGATCAGCCCCGCCCGGTGCAGCACGCCCGTGACGGAGGGCACGCGCACGCCGTCGAGCTCGTAGGTGTGATCCGGCGCGAAGAAGGTCAGGCTCACTGGCCGACTCCTGCGACGGGTCCAACCAGCTCGGCGGGTGGCGTCGGAATCGTGGCGGTCGTCGGCCGCCAGAGATGCAACACGTAGGGATGGCAGTTCACGTACTGCGAGTCCTGCGGGTGCAGTTGCATCACCACATCGTCACCGTCCCAACAGAGTCGCTTGACGAAACACATTTCAGCCCAGGTCGGGACGCGCTGTTTCGTGCGGATCGTGTTGTAGGCGTGGACGCTGACATGCTCCCAGCCGTCACCATCGCTCGCGACCAACGCGAGCCGCCACCCCGGCGCCGGCGATTCCATATCGAAGGCGCCGTTGTTGCCGTCATGCCGATCCCCGTGGAGGGCCGGATGCGTCATCGGGCCGCCGCGCGACAGTTCCGGGACGTGAAAGCTCATGGCCCGACCTCGGCCTCGCGCGCGGCGAGGAGCGTCGCGCACATGGGGCACGTCGGGTGGTTCACATGTTCGCGGCGGCGGATCAGGATGCCGCAGAGCGCGCGCACGAGGCGTTGACCGGGGGCGTCCCAGTCGCAATAGTGCGAGACGATCATCGGCCACCGAAGGGAATGTCGGCCGCGGTCAGCGGCGGCAGGATCTCGCCAGTCGTCTCGTCGACGCGCTCGGCGACAGCAGGGGGCGGCTCGAGTCTATCGCCCCCGGTTCCGACACGCTGGTCTGAGCCCTCGGGTGTCGGTCGATCATCCTTCCCCGGTAGATCCTTAGCTAAGGAAGTTTCCGACACGCGCTTGACCTCGCGCACGAGCGGCGCGTCGACGATCTCGCGCTCGTCCAGCGCTTCCTCGGCGGTGCGGATGCCGCGGAGCAGATCCGGGAAACAATCGCGGCCCGCCCAGGAGCGCGCGCGCATCAGGAGCATCCGGTCGGGATAGGTGATCCACGGCGTGTCGCGCTTGTCGAACAGTTGCGCCTTCTTCGCCTGCCCCACCGTGAAGCGGCGCGTGACCGGCTCCGGTTTGCCGCGCCGCCAGAACGTGCAGACCGCGGCGGTGGTGTCCTTCTTCAGCGCGTCGGCGGTGAGGCCCTCGACGCGCGCGCCGTCGACCTCGTAGTACTCGTCGTGGTCGCGGTAGAGCGCCGAGCCCATGATCAGCGCGAGGAAGCCATCCCCCCAGACCGACGGCCGGCCGTTGATGACCGCGATCGACTGCAACGCCTGCACCGGCGCGAAGCCGATCTCGGTGCCGAGTTGAATCGCGACGAGCACATCTTCGGGGTGGCCGCGGAACGACTTCGGGACGAGGTCCGACTTCGCCATCATCTGCGCCAGGCGCCAGCCCTCGTCGAGCGTGGTCGGCGCGACGCCGATGCGCGCGGGCGTCTTCGAAGGCGGCGCGGCCGGCTGCAGAGCGGTCGTCGGGGTCTCGGGCCGCTCAGGGGTCTCAGCCCTATCAGCCCTATCAGCCCTCTCAGGGGTCTCAGCCATCGTTACTCCCCCTCCGGCGCCAGGTGCAGGCGCACCACTTCCCGCCCGCACGTTGGCAGATAGCACGACAGGATCAGCACGTCACCCTCCTTGCGCGCGCGCAGCGGCGCGGTCGGGTGACACCGCGCGTGCAGGAACAGCGCGCCGTCGGCGTCGCCGCACAGCTCGCACGCCTCGGACGCGGGCGTCAGTGTGTCGTCAGCCATCGCCGTCCCTCCGATCGCGCGAGTGCTCGTCGCGCCACGCCATCGACACCCGATCGTCCGCCTTCGCGTCCTGCACCATCAGCCAGGCCACGCCGCCCACGAGCACGACCGCGACGACCGAGGCGACGGCGACGGCGACGATCACGCGACCTCCGGCTCGGGCCGGCAGCGGCCGGGATAGATCGGCGCCAGGCGGGCGCGCTGGTCGGCGTACGTCGGCTGGTGGTGTTCGGCGAGCGGCGCCGCGCCAAAGCCCGCGATGATCTCGACGCCGCACTCGACGCACTCGAGCAGGTCCGCATCCCAGAGCTTGTAGGGCGATCCATCCTCGAGCTGTTCCTCGACCGTCACGCTGTTCTGTTTCACGCGCAGGAAGCGGCCACAGCCACAGAGGACGTTCGAGCTCGTGGGCATCAGCGCACCCCGCGCTTGCGGCCGAACACCAGCGACGGCCGGCCCCACTCGCCCGCCAGGTACTGGTCGATCAGGTCGGCGCGGTACCGCGGGCGCCGGCCGATGCGCGGGCGCAGCTCCTCAAGGAACGGGAGCGCGCCGGCCTTGCGCTGGCGCGCGAACGTCCGTCGCGACATCTGCAACCGCTCAAGGATCTGCGGTACGACGTAGCACCGCTGTTCGGCAGTCATGCGATCTTCCGTTTCTGGGTGTGTTCGATGGCCCGGGCAACAACGCCGGGCGTGGTATCGAGCGCCTCGGCCAGGGCAGAGATCGTCGACCAACGCGGATCGCGCACCTTGCCGAGCTCGAGCTGACTGATGGTGGTCTGTTCGACCCCGGTGACCTTGGCGAGCCGGTACTGCGTGAGGCCCGCGCGCTCCCGAAGTTGCCGGAAATTCATTTCCGGAAAAGATAGAAAAGCTTTCCGGCTTTGTCAAGGAATTTAATTCCATGCTAGGATTTACTTCCACAACTGAGCTGGCAATCACTCAAGGAGACGACCCAGTGCGTGCATCGTTAGGAGAAATTTTCTACAATGTGGCCGTGACCCCAGCGGAGTTGTGGAAGGCGGTCGGCGTAGCGTTGCAACGGGCGCGCTTGGACCGGCACGAGAAACCGATCGATGTGGAACGAGCCGGGTGGCCGACCTACAAGACCGTGCAGGCCATCGAGGCCGGGGATGCCGGCACGGTCGATAGTCTCGAGAAGTGCGCGCGCGCCCTCGACCTGTCGATCGTGGACGTGCTGCACGCCGTCCTCGAATCGCGGGTCACGCCGCTTAGTCCCGAGGCCGCCCAGATCGTGCGGAAATTTGCGGAGACGACTGTGGCTGGTCGCACCGCGCTACTCGCAACCGCGAACGCGCTCCCATTGGCCGAGGCGCCGCCGGCGCCACCTCTGAAACCGGTCGGCGGGGCAACGCCACCAAAAGCGCGTGCACCGCGGCCTGGCCGTCGGGCCGCAGGGCGTCGTACTGATCAGTGATCCACTGATGTGTCTTGGCAAGAGCCGCGGATGTCGTCGACGCCATAAGAACCCGACGCCTCCTTAGGGACGAAGCGTCAAACGTACGCCGAAAGAGTGAACTCCTTCAATAGGATTTTTCTACATAGGACACGATGGTGCATACCGTTGAGACTGACCCTACCTGTCAAAACAGACAGGGGATAAACCGATGGCAATGATGGTAGGCGCGCAATGACCCGCCGTCGCCAAGAGATCGGAATTCGCCGCAAGGCCGATGGCTGGCAAGCCTTCATCGACGTGGACGGCGAGTTTCGATCGAAGCAGTTCGCGATCGACACACCCGTCGTCGAGATGCGCGCCTGGCGCGATGCGCAGGCCGGGACCGCGCGCGCCCCGCTGACCGCCGGCTCGTTCGCGGCGGACGTGGCGACGTATCTGCGACGCCCGGAGATTGCCGCGATGCCGACCATGAGCGAACGCGCGCGCCATCTGCAGCTCTGGATCGACGCGCTCGGCGGCGCGCGCTCACGCTATACGGTCACGCGGGCCGAGGTCGAGGCGGTCCTGCAAGACTGGCTGGCCGCGGGCCTTGCGCAGCCGACGGTCTACCATCGACGCACCGCGCTCGGGTCGTTCTACGTCGTGATGAACGGCGACGCCGGCGGCCACAATCCGGTGACCGGCACCACGCGCCCCGATCACTACCGACCCGTCGATCGCTCGGTGCCCTTCGCCACGCTCGAGCGCATTCTCGAGGCGATGCCGGCCGAGCGTCAGATCGCGAAAGGCATCCGGCAGCCGTCCTTCGCACGGCTGCGCGTCGCCGTCATCCTGCATACCGGCATCCCGCCGGCCGAACTGATGAAGCTAAGCGCGCACCTGTTCGACCGCAAGGGCGCGTTCGTGCGGATGCCGTGGCGCGACAAGGGCGGCGGCACGCCGGCGCACACGCGCGAGCTCTCCGCGGCCGGCGTCGCCGCGTTCGTCGCGCTCGATGCCGCGGGCGCCTGGGGGCCGTTCGCGGCCGAGCGGTTGTCGACGTCGTTCAAGCGGGCGGCCCGGAAGGTGTGCGGAGCCGACACGCCGATCCGCCTCTACGACCTGCGGCACAGCCTCGGCGCCGACACTTACCGCGAGACGCACGACCTGGCGACGGTCGGCCGGTTGCTCGGCCATGTCGCGGGCTCGATCGTGACGCAGCGGTATGCGATGGGCGCCCATGCGGAGGTCGATCGCGCGGCGCTCGTGAAATTACAGGCCGCGCGCGCGGCCCAACGGCCGCTTAGCTTGCCCGCGAAACTTGCCCGACGCCGCAAACAGCCGCAGATACAGCGCTTAGCGAACGGGTCCTAAGCTTCCCAAGCCTCGGACACGGGTTCGATCCCCGTAGCCCGCTCCACTCCACAATCCCCAGAACATTCAATGATTTGCTCGGAAACGGCGCGATTCGCGCGCGGTTTCATCGCGGCCACGAACGGTCAGAACGGGGCGTTTTGTGCCGTTGCGCACGCTAACCTTGCCCAGGAACTTGCCAAGAGTTGCAATAAGTTGCAGTAGTGTTGCAGAATGTTGCACATGCAACACAGCGATCCTCGAGTGGGAATTCGACGTGCCGGCCAGGGCTGGCAAGCGTACGTGCGTGTCGGCGGCCACTTCGTCAGCCGCATGTTTCCCCGCACGGCCACGCGCGACGAAATGCAAGCCTGGCGGCACAGTCAACGGCCCGAGTCCGCGACGCCCGCACCGACCATCCGCGTGCACGAGCTGAGCGATGCGCTCAAAACGGAGATGTTAGCCATCGTCCAGGAGGCGATCCGCGACCAGGCGAACGGCAAGGGGCCGACGCTACAGGGCGTCCGCGCCCGCCTCTATCCCCCGCCGGCCAAGCCGATCGCCTCGCCTGCGGCGCCCTGACGCGCCGGGCGGGCCGTCTAGGGCCGCGCCGCGCGCCGCGGCCGTCATCGCGCCCGCGAGTACAGCCAGTGCGCCCCGACCGTGACCACACAGACATAGACCACGATGACGCCGAGCAGGTCGATCACGTCCTGGCCGGTGATGGTGATGACGAGCGCGCTCATCGCGCCCTCGCGATCCGCTCAACCCGGACGTTCTTTGTCGTCGTGCCAGCTAACATGGCTCTATTGGACCATCGACGGAGCGGACGGTCGATGACGGGACGGGCCAATCGATTGACATTCGCGGCCGCGTTGAAGCGGCGTTGTGAGCAGGCCGGGCGCGACCCCTCCGCCACCCCAATACCGGCCCCCTCTATTCGTTGGCGCTAAGCATGATTGTGTTTACGATGCTTAGCGTCACGCAGGAGGCACAATGGCTACCGAAAAAGATCCTCACGTCCCGACCGTCGCGGAGATCGGCGCCAGAGGCGGCCGCGCACGAGCCGCGAAACTGACCCGGGAACAGCGCAGCGAAATTGCCCGGCAGGCCGCGATTCAACGATGGGGCGAAGTCGTCGAGGTCGACGGGCTTCGAAAGGCCACGCATCAGGCACCCCTGGCGATCGGCGGCATCACGATCCCGGTCGCGGTCCTCGATGATGGCACTCGCGTGTTGTCCCTCAACGGGTTCATCAGGGCCATTGGCCGCACGGGCCGGCCACGGAGAGCGACCGCCAGCTTCGGTTTACCTATTTTTTTGGACTCCGCGAACCTGAAGCCCTTTATTTCCGCTGACTTACTAGAAGCTTCAAAGGCTATCCCCTACAAGCCGACCTCTCGCGGCGGTGGCGGGATCGCGTTCGGCTACAAGGCCGAGTTTCTCCCGCAGGTGTGCAACGTGTTCCTCGATGCCAAGGAAGCCGGCGCATTGGGCGCGCAGCAGCTGCACATTTGGGAGCGCTGTCGTGTGCTGAGCCGAGGATTTGCGGTCGTCGGCATCACCGCTTTGATCGATGAGGCCACTGGGTATCAAGAGGTCCGAGATCGACAAGCCCTGCAAGCCATTCTGGACCGATATTTGAGAAAGGAACTCGCCGCCTGGGCCCGGCGATTTCCCGATGAGTTCTATCAGCAGATGTTTCGCTTGAAGGGCTGGGAGTGGCGCGGCATGGGGCTCAAGCGACCGCGCATCGTCGGACTCTATACCGCCGACGTCGTGTATCAACGACTCGCGCCCAGCCTCTTAGAGGAATTGCAACGCCTGAATCCAAAAGATGAGCACGGACGCCGATCCTCCAAACATCACCAGTGGCTGACGGAGGACGTGGGTCACCCCGCCCTGGCCCAGCATCTCTACGCGGTGATCGGGTTGATGCGAATTTCAGAGGCGTGGGAGGAGTTCTATCGTCTGCTTCAGCGCGCGTACCCGAAAAAGAATACGACCATGCTGCTACCGTTCCCGCCCAGCCGGTGAAGCTGGCGGTGCCGGCGACGGCCACTGTTCGGCGTGGATCGCGGCGCCCGTACCGATCGCTAGATTTGGCTAGATCCCGAAGTGGAAAAAGGTGGAGGCACCGTCTCGACCGCGGGGCGCTCGGGCTCGGGTGTCAATGGGAGTTTGTCGGAGTTTCTCGGAGTCCCAGCGACGGCGAGCCGGGCGAGCTCGGCGGCGGCGGCGTCCTGGCCGGCGTAGATCGCCTGGACCGCCAGGCAGGCGGCGAGAATCTCGGCCAGGGTCGGCGGGGTCTGGTGGTCGGTCATGGGGAGACGTTCGAAGCAGGTTCGGGGAACGGTTCGAAGATGGTTCGGGGAACGGCGATTTTAGCAGAGCTCGGCCGCCGGTTCCACGTCAGAACCAGCGGCCGGCCGCGGTCTAGCGGTCGGCGCGACGTCCGGCGCGCGCGTCCTCAAGGCCGGCACGATAGCCGCCGAAGTAGATGACGAACACGCCGACGAACGTGGCGATGAGCTCGATCCACTCGTGGCTCGTCATCGCGCGCTCGCGATCGGCTCGACGGCGACGATCCGCGGCAGCGGCGACAGCGGCGGGAGCGGCTCCGCCTTCGCCGCGCGGGGCTTGCGCGCCTTGAACGCGGCCTCGTTCGAATACGTCCACTCCCACAACGCGCGCGTCGCGAGGAACACCGGCAACAGCGCCGCAGGCGTCGGGACCGGCACCACCTCGACCGGCGGATCGCCGGCCACTTTCGGCAGGCGGATAATCAGCGATTGCGCCGGCGCCTGATAGCCCATTTCCTCGAGCGCCGCGCCGTAGGCCGCCGCTTGGAGATGCGCCTCGGCGTAGACGGCCTTCCCGGTCTTGAAATCGATATTGCTCACGACCCCGTCGACGCGCGCCAACAGGTCCAGCGTGCCGGCGTAGCGGTGCCGTTTCGAGTAGACGATCCGTTCAATCAGGATCGGCTTGAGCTGCACGCGCACCGCCCAGGCCTTGAACGCCTGCACCGCAATCAACGCCGGCGCGCTGATGACCGGCTTCGGGCCGGCCTCGGCGCCGAGCGCCGTCCGGAGCAACCATTCGATCGCTTTGTGCGTTTCCGTCCCGATGTTGCCCTCGCGCTCGAGCGTGCGCTGATGCGCCTTGATCGTGCCGAGCTTGGCCGCCAGCGCGGCCGCGAACCACGAGCCCGGATACCGCTGCCCCGCCGCGCCGAGCTCGTCGTAGAGCGTCGTCGCGGCCTCACTGACGGCCTCGCGCTCCTGCTTCGCGGCCCACGGAATCAGTGCAGGTTTAGAAATTGCCGTGAGGACGTGCGTCACCGAGGGGTAGAGCTCGCCGTCGACATTGTAGAACCGGCCGTTGGGGCCGTTGACTTGCGTCACCTGGGCCGCCATTAGTAGGCCCGTCCCCGTCCCTGGCCGTCCGCCAGATCAATCTCGAGCGCGTCGACGAGGATCGCCGGGCCCGCCTCGCGGCGCGCGGGCACCGCGGCCGGCGCCTTGATGCGGATCACGTCGTGCTTTTCCTTGCCGAAGGTGTCGACGGTCGCGAACAGGGTCACGGTGACGCCGGTCCACTGCTCGGTGATCGCGGTGCCGGCGATCGCGATGATGGCGCGCGCGTTGGTCTTGTTGAGCAACAAGCCTTTGTCCTTGCCGGCGAAGTGCAGAATCGCTTTCGTCTCGACGCTGCCGGTCCGCCCGCCGCGGACCTGCTCAAAGGTCACGCGCGCGATCGTCACGGTCGGGGTCCTGCCCTTCAGGTCGTGCGCTTTGAGATACCGGCTCGGAAAATAGTCGTTAATGTTCGTGGTCATGGTTAGCGGTTCCTGGTCGTGGGGGTGAGGGTATAAGGGCGATCCAGCGTGAGCGGGATCTGGAGGCGCGCGGCGCGCTGCTGCGCGATGCGGCGCAGACAGGCGGCGAGCGAGCGGCCGCGGCCGAGCGCCCGCACCACGGCGGCGAGCTCGGCGGCGGTCAGGGTGAGCGGCGGCGCGGCGCGCATTAGCTGCACCGTCCGCAGTAGCCGCAGGCCGTCCCGCAGGCGTCGCCCTCGCGGTCGGCGCGATAGGCGGCCTCCCGCTCGAGGTCGCGGTCGGCGATGAGCGCGAGATCGGCGGCCTCATCCTCGAGCGCCTCGCGCGTGTCGAAGGCCTCGAGCAGCAAGCCGGCGTAGAACTGCGTGTCCGCGTCGGTGTCGGCGCCGAACAGCGCCGGCGCGGGCGGCGCGGGCGGCGCGGGCGGCGCGGGCGTGGTGGAGTGGTGAAAGGATTGTGCGTAGAACCAGGCGGCGGCGGGAGTGCCGGTCTTGCGTGCGGAGCGTGCCATCGTGGGGCCTGCCTTTTGCGTTGGGCGGCTGGCTCCCCTACACTGGCGGGAACCCGGCGCCGAACTAGTCTCGGTTTACGGGCGAGGGGCCGGTCGGTGTTAGTAGCACCGGGCGGCTCCGTTTCTCTGACTTCAGTAGACTACAGCATTGCTGTAGTCGTGTCAAGCCCTCCTTCGATGGCCTCCCTCTTTGGCCGGATTGACGTCACCTACAGCAATGTAGTACGGTCATCGCCATGACGATTGCCGACGAGGTGCGGGCACTCCGCACACTGCTCGATGAGGACCGCGCCACATTTGGCGCGCGCTGGCGCCGCACCGGTCGGACGGTCGAAACGTGGGAGCAAGGGTTACGGCGACCGGATCAGCTCGTGCTCGATAGCATCCGGGCCCTCGCCGCGCGTCGAAAAAAAGCCGGGGCGCGACAGAAATAAAACCCGCGCGCGACTACAGCAATGCTGTATACTTCTTTTGATGAAGGTGCGCGACATTCTGAAGCGGCTGGCGGCGGACGGCTGGACGCTCAAGACGACCACCGGGAGCCATCGCCAGTTCACGCACCCGACCAAACCCGGCAAGGTGACGGTGAACGGGCATCCCGGCGACGACGTGCAGGGCTGGCTGCTCACGAGCATTTGGAAACAGGCAGGACTGAAATGAGCCACACGCATCACGCCGACCGCGACACGTCGACGGAGCTCGAGGCCGCGCGCGCCGAGATCGATCGCCTGCGGCGGTTGTGTGCGGAGGTCTACCAGGTGGCCGGCGCGCTCGGGGCGGACCCGTCGGTCCTCGATCAGCTCTGGGCCGCTGCGCAAGGGCAGGCCGTGCCCCCGGTGTCGCTGCTTCCGTACACGAAGACGGGACGATAAGCGCCGACGCCAGGCCCGCGACCGAGTGGTCTGGCCGCGAGTGTCAATCGATTGGCCCGTCCCGTCATCTGCCGTCCGCTCGGTCGATGGTCCACTAAGGCGTCACTTACGCGCGTCCACCCCCATTGGTCAGTTGAGAGTCCCGTTATGAAACCTGCCGCCCTCCTCGTTCTCGCGATCGTTGCTGTGGCCCTCTCGGTCGAGGTGTCCGCCGCCGAGACGCACAAGATCCTTCTCGATATTCATGCGACGCCAGAAGGCGCGCAGGTGCTGACCGGCGAGGAGCCGGGCCGCCTGATGGGCGTGACCCCGCTGGCGCTCAGCTATGAGATCCCGGACGACTGCGGACAGACCCAAGCGGTCCGGGTGCGCTGGGCCAGCGGCGCCGAAACGCACGTCGCGGGGGTGCGACTCTGCACGGCCATCGGCAAGCACCAAACGGTCACATTGGCTCGGCCGGCCGACGCCCCGAACCTTGAACTCGATCTCCAGGTCGCGTACCAACAGGCGATGTTGGCGCAGCAACAGGCGATGCTGGCGCAGATGGCCGCGATCCGGCGCGCGGCCGAGGACCCATCGCCCGCGCCGACGCCGTGGACGCCGCTCCCCAAGACATCGGCGATCTGCGTGACGCGTCAAGTCGCCCGGGGCGTCTCGTATGTGAGCTGCCAGTAGATCGGTGCTCTCTCGAGATGCGCCCTGCTAGTCGGCGTCAGCCTCGTCCGGCTCGGGCGCCTTGACCCAATTGTGATCCTGAGCGGCACAGTAGTGCGCGAGGCCCCGCGGCACGCCGCAGGCGCAGCGCGCGATCGCGTCGGCGCCGGGTGTCGCGTCGGTCGGTGTCTCGGTCGGTGCGGTGTCGGTGTCGGTCATGGTGTGGTGCTCCCCCTCTGTAGAAATTCTACAAGCCTGTAGAATTTTCGCTCGACGCGGCCGATGATCATCTTTCCGGCGCCGGTAGTCGGCGCGCGCGAGGTTCGTCGGCGCCTCGGTGAACACGATCCGCTGATTGCGCGTATGCCAGGCGCCGCAGGCCTCGCAGGCATACGGCATGATGTGACAGCCCGGGTCCACCAGGTCCGCGAGCATCTGCGCTTCGCAGGCCTCGAGCGCCTCGGCGCGCGTGTCGTACCCGATTTTCAAGCTCTCACACTTGCGGGTCATGTGATCGACGCGGAGATGGTGGCGCGTCGCGGAGCTCGCCATCGGTCCGTCACCGTGTCGGCGTCGGGCGCGGCGGTGGCGGATTGGGGCGCGCCGGCGGCGGCGGCTCGGCGATCGGGTGCGTCGGGTGCGCGCCCCCCTCGCCGGGCTCGGGATCGGTGATCGGGTGCGTCGGGCGGCCGGGGCGGTCGTCGTCGTCGCGGTCACGGTCGGGCGCGGCGGGGCTCGTCATAGACACCTCATGCGTCAGGGTTCAGGGGTCAGGGGGTCGGGCGTGGTCGTGGCCGCCCCAGCGCAGCGCGACCGCGCCGCCGACGGCGTGCGGCCCGAGCGTCGGACTGACGGTGATCGTGCGCGACCGAAGCCCGAGCCAGGTCAGGGTCACGCCCGCCGCGACGACGATCACACCACCGACGACCCACGCCGTGCGCGGTGCGCAATTGCACGGTTCCGTCGTGCGCAGCATCAGCCCGAAGCCCGCCGAGGCGACGACGACGCCCGCCATCGCGACGGTCATCGACACGGGTTCGCCGCTCTGCCACGCGTGCGGCGGTGGCGGCGGCGGCGACGGCGGATCGTCCTGGGCCCAGGCGGACGCGCTCGCGGCGAGCAGCGCGACGAGCACGTACGCGAGCCGCGCGGTCACCAATGCACCGGGTAGCCGGTCAGCGTCGCGCCGGACGCGCGGATGTAGGCGTCTTCCTGTTGCATCGCCTCGCGCGTGCAGCGGCCGCGGCACCATTCATAGACGCCGTTCTTCGTGGGTTCGAAGACCACGTAGAAGTACGGGCCGCGCGGACTGTCCGGCCCGAGATACTTCGGCGGATTCGGATCGTCGCCGCGCGGTTGGTCCGGCGGGCGGTGATAGTCATCGAGCATCCGCCCGGCGATCTGCCAGTACGAATCCTCGTGGAAGGTGTTGTACTCGCCCATGATCGTGTCGTAGGTGGTCATCAGCCCACCGGGCGCGTAGTCGCCGCCGCCTTCGCCGCACGGAATATTCCCCGGCGTGTGCTCGATCGCGAGATAGCCGGCCGGGAGCACCTGGCGGAACAGCTCGCCGAATTTCTTGACGCGCGCCTGTTGCTCGTCGAGCATCTTCGCCGAGAGCGGCGCCGGCGCCTTCGCGCCGGGCGTCTCGCGCCAGCGCACCCACCGCCAGCGGAGCCCGCCTTTGCTGCGCGCCGCGGTCGGATCGCCCCACGAGTAAAACACGGCGTCCCAGCCGGGGCGGAAACAGATGTAGGGCGTCAGGTCCGGCCGCGCGGGCGTGCCGTCACCCTGCAGCGCGCGGATCATGCGCTCGAGGTTCTGCATCAGCCAGCCGCAGCCGTACGTGCGACCGACGGGATCGTTGTAGCCGGGCCCGTTGCCGAGGCCGTCGCCGCCCAGCGGACAGTCAATGAAAAACCCATCGGCGATCGCCTCGTGCGCGATCGCGCGGTACGTGTCGAGGTCGTTGGTGTAGTCGTAGCCATCGGCGAGCTCGGCGGGCCAGAGCGTGCCGCCTTCGCGATAGGCCTCGGTGATCGGGATCGGGATGTGCGTATCGCCGGCGGCGCGATGCGCGGCGCGCGCGGCGGCGCGGTCGTCGGCCTCGAGCTTCCCGTAGAACCACGCCGGCACCGGGCCGTACTGGCGCGTCGGGTAGGTCAGGCCGGCGAGGCTGTGCTGCACGCTGCACACCAGGGCGCGTGTCGGGATCGGCGGGAGCGGGCCGGTACCGCCGCCGGCCGCGCGCTCGAGGCCCACGCGGATCGGCGGGCCCTCGGTCGCGATGTGCACCGGCAGCGTGCGATCGGCGTAGCCGGCGGCGCTGAACACGATCGTATAGTCGCCGGCGCGGAGCAGCACGCCGGCGAGGCCGGTCGCCGGGTTCACTACGTCGCCGCAGGGGTTCGTCATGGACTGCCACGGCCCCGGCCCGCCGGTGCTCGCGGCCGCGGCGCTCGCGATCGGGTGGCCGGCCGGATCTTCGACGTGGAACAGCACGAGGTACTCCGGGTCGACGGTGGCGGGGGTGGCTTTCGCTTTCGTCATGCGATCAGTCTCCTTTGTCGCGCCGCACTCCGCGGCCGACCAGCAGCAGCGCCAGCAGCGCGACGACGAGCAGCAGGCCCGGGGTCATGGCGATCCGACGACGGACCGCCGGCGCGCGCTACTCGTGACCACGGCTGACTTGCCGCGATGCCACGTCCCAGCACGCCGGCGATCCGTCGACCGCTCGAGGGTCCGCCGTCATTTCCCGCGCGTCATCTTCGGGAACGTTGTCGCCGCGACCGGCGGCGCGTCGGCGCCCAGATCGCGTGCCAGCTTCACCACGCGCTCCGCATCCGGCAGGGACATGCCGCGTTGAATCAAGCGCTGGAATTCTTTGAACTCCGGCAGGGTCAAGCGCATCTTGCCACTCGCCGGCACGACGGGGCCGGCGGCGGGGGCCGCCTGGCTCGCTTGAAACGCGGCGCGGCGGGCCGCCAGCGCCGCCTCGTTCAGCGCGCGTTGATCCGGCAGCGCCGCCGCAATCGCCGCCGACTCCGGCGTCGGTCGGAGCCCGGCGACGGGTGCGGCGCTCGCCGGGGGCCGCACGGACGCGGCGGCAGGAACGAGCTCGGCCGGCGCCGCGGCGGCGGTCGGCGCGACGGGGACCACGGGCGCCGCGGCGGCGGATGGCGCGGCGACGGCCGCCGCAGGCACTCCGGGCGCCTCGACCGGCGGCGTGGCGACGGGTCCACCGATGGGCGGCTTCGGTGCCGCGGCGGTGGGGACGCCGTGGCCGGACAAAATACGCTCGCTGAGTTCCTGCGGCGTCAGGACGGACGGGGGCACCGGGACCGACCGATCGAGATGCAGCGCGGTCGCCGTCTCCGGCAGATGGTCCTGCCACGTCTGCCAGGCGGGCCGCGTCAGAATGGACGCCGGCGCTTTCCCGACACCGCGCGGCAACTTCCCCAGCGCCTCGAAGTCCGGCATGAACGCCTTCACCGCTTTCGGACTCGCCGCGTAGAGTTGCCGCATCCCGTCAAAGACATCGGCGACCGTGGCGCCGGGCGTCCTGATCGCTTCCCAGAGCGCCGGCAGTATCTTGCCCGCGACATAGGTTTCGGCGGTATCCAGCGCGATCGCCTTCCCCTCGCGCAGCGCCGTGGTCGGCGGCTGGAGCCCGAGCCCCGCCCCAATCAGATCGCGCAGCCCGCGGCCCGCGCCGGCCCCGAGCGCGGCGCCCGCCAGGGTGCCCGCGCCCGCCGTCTCTGGCGTCGCGAGCACGCCGCCGATCACGGCGCCGGCGCCCGGCAGCGCGTCGAGCGCGAGCTGCATCGCGTCCTTGCCGTACGCCGCCGCTTTCAACGCCGTCGACGGCGGTTCATTCGTCGCGCGGAAATCCGGCGTCGGCTCGGCGACCGTGAACGGCTTCGACGGATCGAAGGTCGTAAACGGTTGCGACGGATCGAATTGCTGCGCCTCGGCCGTCACGGTTGCACCGCCTTGCTACTGACGACCTTCCCGGTCGCGTCCGTGGTGACGTCGTAGGTCACGCCGTTTTGCACGACGCGCTGCGTGCGGTTCGGCGCCAGCGTCGCCGGCGGCTGGACGGCCGCGGTCGGATTCTCCGGATCGAACCCGCGCTTGAGCAAGACCGCTTTCGCTTCGGGCGTCAGCGGATCGAACGGCGCATTCGCGCCCATCGCGCGCTTGTAGGGTTCACGCAGCGCGTTCTGACTCGAGCCGAGCAGCCGGATCGACGTGTCGATGTAGTTCTTGATCGACTCGGGGCTCGACGACACGCCGCCGATCGCCTTTTGCGCCGCCGCGCCGCTCACCGTCGGGACGCCCTTCGACGCGACCGCATCGAGCTCCTTATCGACCTTCTCTTTGATCGTCGCGAAACTCGTCGGCGCGCCCGATCCGAAGAGGTCGGCGAGCGCGTTGTAGGCGGCGTTGCCCGGCTTGAACGTGCCGTTCTGCAGCGCGTCGGCCGCGGCCTGGAGCTGATCGAGGTGCTCGATCGCCGTGTTCATCGCGGTCAACTGTTGCCCCTGCGGGCCGGTCGTGTAGGCCTTGCGCGTCGGGGCGCGCACGCTGTAGAGCGACGCATCGAAATCGGGATTGACGGTGAGGATCCGATCGAGCATCGCCTTGCCCTCCCGCGTCTGAAACGAGCGCGGGCTCGGCGTCGGGATCATGTAATTCGCCATCGCGATCTCGGCCTTCGAGGCCGGGATGACGGGCGCCGGCGGCATGTTCTGGATCTGCACCGACGCGGGCGGTTGGGAGGCAAACACGCCGGCGGCGAGCGCCTCTTTGCGCGTCATCACCTTTTCGACGGCCTTCCCATTGACCATCGTTTTCACGGTGACGGGCGCGTCATTCACGCCGGCCTTGGCCTCGTAGCCGGCGATCAGCGCGGTTTCGGCGGGCGTCAACGGTTGCCCGCCCGCGCGCTTGCCGTAGGCTTGCACGACGGGATCCTTGGCGGCTTCGGCTTCGGCGTACGCCTGGGCGACGGCCTGCGCGTGCGTCAGACGGGCGGGCGGCGCGCCGGGGGCCGTGCCGGGGGCGCTCGGCGGCGGCGGCAGACTCGAGGCCGGGGCGCCGGCCGGGGCGATCGCGGTCGTCGCGGGCGCGCCAGGGCCGCCGGCCGGCACCGGCGACGGCGGCGGGCCGTTCTGTAAGAGATCGACGCGGCCGGCATACGTTGAGGCCGGGCCCGGTGGGGGCGTGCCTGACGCGAGCGGCGGGCCCGCCGCGGCCGGTGGGGCGCTCGGGGCGCCGGTGCCCTCGATGTCTTGGATCCGCGTGGCGATGCCATAGCCCGGCGTGCCGATCTCGGGCATCTTCGGCCGGGCCGGCGTAATGATCTCGTTCGTGAGTGACGAGCGTAGATCCTTGGTCGAGTCCGTCTCGTACGGCCGCGGGTTGGTAAATTCCTGCTCCTTCTTGTGCAGCTCCCAGAGGTTCGGGATCCATTCCGGCAGGCCCACCTCGCGCGCCTTCGCGACGCCGGCGGCGAGGTTGTTCGTGCTCGGATCGTTCGGCGTGCCGGCGGTGTAGGCGCCGAGGATCGCGCGGATCTTCTGTTGCTTCTCCACCTCTTGCGCGCGGGTCTGATCCTGGTAGGCCTGATCAAGCGTCGCGCGCTGATCGGCGCGGGTCGCGAGCGCCATCTGCTGCGCCTCGCGCGCGCGCTGAAAATCGAGCGTGGCCTGGCGCTCGCGGTCGTCCATGATTTGCGCCGGCACTTGCGAGGCCTGCGCGACGAGACTCCCGTACGTCTGCCCGCGCGCAAGCTGCGCCCGGCCGGCGTTTTCCGCCATCTGCTGCAGGATCGCGCTGACGGAGCTCATGGTGCTTTGTAGCTGCTGCCGGCGAGCTGCGCGCCGGTTTGGTTGACATCGTTCAGCCGGTTCCAGTAATCGAGCTCGGCGTTGCGCTGCGCGGTGACGTTGGTCAGGTAGTCGCTGAGCGTGCGCGCGTTGCCGGTGTTGTAGGTCTGCGTCCGGTTGGCGAACGTCGCCTGATTCTGGTTCGCGTTGATCGTGCGCGCGTTGAGGTCCATACCGGCCGCGTCGGTGAACTGGCTGTATTTCTGTTTGTAGGCGTCGAGCGCGTTGTTGCGAAACGTCTGGTACTCGTTGGTGGCGTAGTCCTGGCCGGCGCGATCGAGCGCGACGAGCGTCCCGCCGCTCAAGACGGTGCCCTGCGCCGCGGCCTGGCGCGTCTTGGTCTTGATCAACTGATCGAGCCGCGCCTGGTAGCCGGGCGAGCTCTTGAGATCTTCCTCGCTCGGGTTGACGAAATCGCCGCCGGTCCACGTCGGCGCCTTGTAGTCGGGCAGGGGCGTAAACGTCGGCGCGTTGGGATCGCTCTGATACGTCGGGGGCGCCGCGCCGAAGCCGGACGACGGCGGGCCGGCCGGCGCGCTCCACCCCGGCGCCGCCGTGGCGGGCCCGGCGGGCCCGGCGGGCGCCGCGCCGCCGCCGCCGCCGGTGCTGCCGCCGCCCGTCGTCCCGCCGCCGGTCTGTTTGGCGCGGTACGCCGCCGCTTCCGCCGAGTCGTAGATGCCCTGGCGGATCCGGTTCGCGTCGCCGCCGTAGTCGCTGATCCATTTCGCATACTCCTCGGGCGTGCCGGGGCGGCCGAGGTTGTCCTGATAAAACCCGGCCATCTGGTCGTTCGAGGGGCCGGCGGCGGCCGGCGTCGGGTTCGCCGTCCAGCCGAGCGCGTTCATGTGCGCCAGGCTGTCGGCGTGGCTGTAGCCCTGCTGGCGCCAATAGAGGTACTGCTGGTTCACGTCGTCCGGCGTCCAGCCTTGCGGGGCTTGGTGGGACGTGTAGTACTGATTCGCCGCGTTCTGCGACTCGGCGAGCTCGGCTTGGGTCCATGCGGCCATGATCTACGCTCCTACGACCGTCGCGCCGCCGCGGCGGTACTGATCCACCTGATCCGGCGTGACGCTCAACGTGCTGCCGTCGGGCCAGCGCACCGTCACGAGACTGCTTGCCGGCGCCGGGCTCTTGGGCTGGATCGGGAGCGGGCCCGGTGTCGGTCCTGTCTGCGACGGTGTCGGGGATGTCGCGGCCGGCGGCGTCGTCGTGGTCGGCGCGCCGAATTTGAGCCCGGCCTGCGTCGCCTCTTTCGCGATGCGCCCGCCGGGGCCAAACCAATACGCATCGTTGCCGGGGTTGCTGCCGCCGGTCTGCGCGTACTTCTCGGCGAAGTAGGCCGTATCGGTCGGCCCGCTGCCGGCGCCGGTCGGCGTCAGGCCGAGCGCCTTGTAGTTGTCGATCACGCGCTGCGTCAGCTCGGGCGAGACGGCCACGCCTTGCGGCGTCTGGGTGCCGTAGCTGCTGTAGGACGACCCGCCGCCGCCGCTGGCGCCGCCGCTCGTGGCGCCGCTGCGCGCCGGCAGGCCGAGCAGCGCGCTCATGCGATCGTTGCTGCTGGTGGCGTTCTGCACAAACGGCGTGATCCGCCCGCTGTAGTCGGCATACCGGCCCGCCTCGAGCGCGATTTTGGCTTCGCTGGCGGCGCGGTTATACGCGAGCGTATCCGCGGCGACGCCGCGGTTATAGAGATCGTTTTCCTTCTCGTAGGCCAGCGCGTCCTCGAGGTACTTCTGCTGCGCGGCCGAGGCGTTGCCGCTGGCGTTGGCTTGAATCAGCGCGCCGGCGATGCCGCCGCCGACGGGGAGCCCGTACTTGAGGAGATCCATGTACGACCGGCTGCCGCCGGCCGCGGCCACGTCGGCCGGAATGTCGTAGGTACTATTGCCGATGAAATTGCCGGCCGCATCCCAGGCGCCCGCCCCACCGCCGGCCACGGCGGCCCCGGTGCCGACGCCCGTTCCGGCCGCGCCGCCCATCGACGCGAGCGCCGCATCGCCGAGCCCATAGGCGCCGCCTTCGACCGCGCCGACGCCGGCCGGGATGCCGGCGGCGATGGCCGTCGAGCCGCCCGCGCCGGCCGCGGTGCCCTCGAGCACACCGCCCGCCGCGCTCGAGCCGGCGGCGCCGCCGCCCGCCGCCCCGGAGAACACGCCCGCCGCGCCCATCGTCGCGATCGTGGCCGCCGCCAGGCCGGCGACGATCAACGTGTTCCGGAGCTTGTGCCCGATCGGGTTGAAGTTGCCCGACGGGTCGATCTCCATGTTGCCCTCGTCGACGACCACGCCCTGCGCCTGGGCCGCGCGCATGACCTGTTGTTTCTGTTGGTCGTTCAGATGGACGTTGCGCGGGTCTTGGCCGAACGAGTGGATCAACGTGTTGTACCAGTCGCTCGCGCGCATCCACTGGTTCACCGTGTCAATGGTCTGCTCGCTCTGCTGGCCGTAGCCGAGGTTGGGCGTCGTCGCCATTAGCGCGATCCTTTCAGCGCGGCGAGCGCGGCGCGCAAGTCCGCGATCTCGGCGTCGTGCTGTTGCCAGCCGACGATCAGGTCGGCGACGAATTTCGAGTAATCGGTCATCCAGGGCCGCGCGAGCTGGCCCGTCTCCGTGCGCGCGTCGGTGCCCGCGGTGACGGCGCGCGGGAAGACGGCGTGCGCTTCCTGGGCGAACACGCCGCGATCGGGGCGCCCGTCGGCTTTCCACGCGAAGTCATGCACCACGAGCGCGCGGAGCGCGCGGACATCGGTCGCGCGGCCGGCGTCGTCTTTCAACCGCGCGTCGGAGGTCGCGTTGTAGGCGACGCCGGCGCCGCTATGCTGGATCCCGCCAATGTAGGCGTTGGTGTTGTTGAAACAGGCGTACAGATGCTGGTTCTGCGCGGCCGTCCGATCGACGGCGGTGATACAGATGTGCGTGTCGTCGCCTTGCACACAGAGATTGCCCGGCCCGACGTTGGCCGCGGCGGTCATGAGTTGCTCGCCGGTAAAGGCGTTGCCGCCGGCTAGTTTCGCGGTGCCGGTGCCGCTCGCCGCTTGGACGAAGGCGGTCGTCGCCAGCTGCGTCGTATTCGTGCCGGCGGTCGCGGTCGGCGCGGTCGGCGTGCCGGTGAGCGCCGGCGAGGCGAGCGGCGCCTTCGCGGCCAGGTCCGCCACGAGGTTCGTCACCTGGCTCTCGGCCAGCACGAGATCGGACCCGACGAGTTTACTGGCGGGAATCGCCCCGGCGAGCATCGGGTTGGTCACTTTGCCGGCGCCGATGGCGAGCGCGAGCGAGCCGGCCGCGTTGGTGACATCCCCGGTATGCGCGGGCTCCTGCGCGGCGGGCAGCGTGCCGACCACATCGGTCGCGAGATTGATCGGGAGGGACGCCTTCCCGGCGAGCGCCCCGGTCAGGCCGGTGATGTCCGCTTGCGGGATACTGGCGACGGTCGTCGGTGTCGCGATCCCGACGGCCGTCGCGATCTTGAGATAGCCGGACGCGAGCGCGCCGAGATTCACCTCGGCGCTCAGCACGCCGGCGGCGCGACTCGTCCAATAGGCCGCGTCGATCGGCGCCAGGCCGTTGACCGCGGCCGCCAGCGTCCGCAGAAAAATCCGCCCGATCTCCGTGACGCTGCCGGTCACGGTGTCGATAATCGGCGTGAGCGGGACATCCCCGATCGCCATCGCTAGACCGTCCGTCCCGGGGTCGCCTGCACCCAGGCGCCGGGCCCGAGGATGCGCTTGACCGGATCCGTGATCACCACTTCAAAGACGAGCCGATCGATCCGCGCCTGCCCGAGTTGCGTCCAGCGGGTCCGGTCGCCGTAGTGGCCCATCGCGCCGAGCGGCGCCAAGCCGGCACTCTGCCATGTTTTCGCGCCGTCGCGACTGACGAAGAGCTCGATCTGCGGGGCGGCGCCCTGGCCGCTGGTCAGGCCGACGCCGGGCTCGACGCCGAGCTCGAAGGCGTCGATCGACGCGATCGTGTTCTCCGCGCCGAGGTAGGGCGCGCGCCGGCGGGCGCGCAAGACAAAGCCGCCGTCATCGAAGCGATCGAGATCGAGAGCCCACAGGGCGGCACTCGAGCGGTCGCCGACGACATGCCACCGGCCGGTAAAGGCGTGTCCGCGGACGCGCCACACTTGCTCTTTCGCGAGGTGCGTGTTCCACGTCCGCCGGTGATGCCATTGGCGCTCGAGCTCGTCGAGCACGATCGTATCGCCGTCGGAGCCGAGTGACGGCAGGGTCAGGACATAAAAGAGGTGCCCCTGTTGACTGTAGGTGAACCCTTCAGCGTCGGCGACGGTGCGCGCGCCGGCGATCGCGGTTTCGATCGCGTGCGTCGAGATGCGCGTCCCGGTGTAGCCGTCGAGCCGATAGACCGCCAGGCCGCTCGTATTGCTGCGCCCGAGCCACCGCATCGTCGCGAGGCCGAGACTCAGCGAATAGGGCGCCGCGATCCCGATCTGAAAGAGCGAGCCCTTGATCGGCTGAAACGGGTTATCCGCGTCGCCGACATCTTCGTACGCTTCGCTCGTTTCGGAGCCGAAGATCCAGACGCGACTATTGGCGGTGGCCAGCGCGACGATCCCATCGCTGGCGGTCGAGCGGCTCACGAAGTCGAGCGCGTCCCAACTCAGGCCGTTCTCGATCCCGGAGAACCAGAAGCGGATCGATCCTTCTTCGTGACAGACAAAATACCCGTCCATGAACCCGACGAACCGCGGCACGCCGGCGAGCGGGAGCGGGATCGCGGCGCTCAGGACGCCCGTCGCCAGGTTGATCAGTTTCAGCAGCCCGCCGCCACACAGGATCAGCTGGTTGCCGCCGTCGCCGTTGCTGGCGAAGCTCACCGGGCGGCCGTCGTTGGGCAGTTGGCCGATCGCCGTCACGCCCACGACATCACCGCTCGCGGCGTCGAACACGAGCGCACACACCTGATCCCCGAGCACGGTCCAGCCGCGGCCGTCCTGGTAGAAGATCCCGCGACACGGCCCCGCCGTCGGGCCGGTGACGAGCGGCCGCAAGCCCGGCGTCCCGACGAGGTACGCGGCTTTCGCGGCGCCGGCGGTTTCCACCGTCGTCGGATACAGATTGACCGTGATCTCGGCGTCGATCAGGGACGATCGTTCCGCGTTACTGCCGCCGCAGAAGCCGGTAAACAAGGCCATCTAGGGCGCGCCTTCGCGCGGCGCCGCGAGGGGGGCGGCGGGGATCGCCTGTAACAACTGCTGACAGAGCTCGAGCGCGCCGGCGGCGGCGTTCGCGTGGGCGGCGTGCTGTTGCTGTTCGCCCTGGAGCACGCGGACGCGCGCCTCGAGCCAGGCGCGGAGATCCGCCACGGACTCGAGCGCGCCGGCGGGCGTCATGTGGCGGATCCGGGCGGCGGCGCGAGCGCGGCGCGCCGGGCGGCCTCGAGCGGGCGGATCAGGCTGCTACACTCCTGGTCGATGCGGATCGTGCATCTCCTCGGATGGGTGCTCGTGGGCGGCGGCGCGCTCCTCGTGGCCCTTGTGGTCCTGTTACTCGTGCTCGATCTCGTCGTCCCGGCGCGTCCGTGGCGCGGGCGCGAGTAAGTCACGCGGCCCCCTGAGGCGCGAGGCGGGCGCGCAGGTCGGCGAGCTCGGCGTCGTGCTGTTGCCAGCCGACGATCAGGTCGGCGACAAATTTCGAGTAATCGGTCTGCCACGGCCGCGCGAGCGATCCGGCGGCGGTCGTCTCGTCGGTGCCCACGGTGACGGCGCGCGGATAGAGCGCGGCCGCCTCCTGCGCGAAGATCCCGCGGTCGCGCACGCCGTCGGCTTTCCAGGTGAAGTCGTGGACGACCACGGCGCGCAGCGCCGCCAGATCCGACGCGCGCCCGTCGTCGGTTTTGAGCCGCGCGTCCGAGCTCGTGGTGTAGACCACGCTCGTCGGTCCGCTATGTTGAATCCCGCCCGAGAACGTGCCCGCGCTATTAAAACATCCGACCAAGGTCTGATTTTGCGCGGCCGATTGGTCGCTCACGGTGAGGCCGAGATGCGGGGTATCAGCCTGGACGCAGAGCGTCCCCGGCCCGACGTTGGCGGCGGCGGCGATCAGCACTTCGCCCGTCGAGAGGATCGTCAGGCGCTGCGTATTCCCGGCCGTATAGAAGCGGATCGCGGCGCCCGCGCCGGCCCCGGCCGCCTGCACCGAGAGTCCGCCATTCCCACTCGCCGCCAGCAGCGATCCGTCGGCGATGAGCGCGCCGTTAGACGCAAAGCCGCTGCCCTGGCTCTGGACGATCGTCCGCGCAAAGTTGAGGTCATTCCCCAGGACAAATTGCGATCCGCCGGTCGGGTAGGTATTGCGGACCTGCATGCTGAGAAAGCCGGGCGCGTTCCCCGAAATGATATGGGGGCCGAAGCCCGTCACGGTCAGCGCCCCGCCCACCGTCAGATTGCCGGCGATGAACGCATCACCGGGGTTAGACGCGCCGTCGTTCACCGTCACCGGATCCTGATCCCAGATCAGGAACCCGGCCGCGTCGGTCAGGCGGAAGTGGTACGGGAGATTGGGCGTGACATAGATCGGCCCGAACAAGCCGCCCGCCGACGCGACGATCGGGTTGGCGTTCAGGATGGTGCCGGCGGCGTCGCTGGTCGTCGTCTGCGGCGTCGCGGGGGATCCGCTCACCAGGGTATACAGGAGCGCGCCCGGCGCGACGACGCCCAGGTCGGTCACGGCGCGCTGGCGGCCGATCGGCGCGAGGAGATTGGTCGCCATTAGCGGATCGTCCCGGTGCGGTAGTCCCACCGCCAGCCGCGCAAGCCGGGCGCGCCCTGGCCGACGGCGGTCAGCGTCGGGATCCGCAAATTGTTCTTGAAGTACTTCCCGCGCGCCTGGCCGGCGCGGCGCTCGAGGCTCGGCGTGATCGTCGCGTGGAACGGTTCCGCGATCGCTTCCTGCAACGTCAAGGTGAGCGCGAGCTCGCCGCCGGGCGCGAGCGCGATCGTTTGCGTCAGGAGCACCGGGCCGAGCACCGTCCGCGTCATCACGCGGATCGCGGTCGCGCTCAGCGGGATCCCGTCAAAGTAGAGAGTGCCGTTGGGGAGATCGGCCGAGTAGTAGCAATCACTGATCGGCCCGCCGTTGATCGGCGATCGCCCGTTCCACCAATCGGGATCGGTGTGCACGGTGATCGGCGTCCAGCTGCTGCCGAGCGCGAGCGCGGCGCCGTCGATCGCGACGGGCCGGACGGGGAGCATCCAGACGCCGGACGGGCCGATCGTGTGCGGCTGCAGGCCGGGCGTGGTGACGAACGGCGTAAACACCTCGGCCACACTCGCGCCGGCGTCGGCGTTCCAGCTGTCGATGATCTGATTCAGCAGCACGCGGCACGTTTCCGCCGCGGCCGGCGGCACCGGCTCGCCGGGCAGGTAAATGTTGTGCCCGGCGAGCGCGGTCCCGATGATGGTCGCGACGGGCGTCGGCATGGCCGCGCCTTACCGCTTTTTCGCCGGGTGCGGGGTCGGCCGGCCGGGCCGCGGGCGGCCGGGCAGATCGTGATCGGGGTGCGGGCGGTCGCCGGGGCCGCCGAGCGGATCGACTTCGGGATCCGGCGGGGCCGCGTCGGGATCTTCGGCGGTCAGGCGCCAGCCGTCGGCCGCCGCGGCCTCGAGCTCCTCCTGCGTGTAGACGGCTTTGTTTTCGCCGATGAGCTCGCCGGTGTCGGGGTCGGTGTGCGTGCCGAGGCCGAGCACGTCTTGTTTCCCGCGATAGACGAGCCGCGGCGTCGAGGTGTCCGGTGCGGTGCGCGCGTCGGCGCGCGTGTCGGGGCGGTCTGCTGCCGTCATGGGGCGGTCCTTTGTTCGTGAAACGGCGACGGCGCGGCGCGCGAGGCGCCCCGCCGCCGCGTGTGAAACGTCGCGCGCTAGACGGCGCCGCGCGCCAGGCTATAGACGGAGACGGCCTCCTGGCCGGGGGTCACGTTCGTCGCCACGAACAACAGTTCTTGGAACGATTGGAACGGGACGACCATCGTCCCGATCAGCGTCAGGCCGACGTTGGTCGTCAGCGTGATCGAGCCGGCCGCCGCGCTGGTGTTGCGGAGAATCGTCCGGAACGAGGTCCCCACCTGGCAGCCGTTGATCCCGGCGATGATCTGCGCGGCCGTCGGGAGTACGTCGGCCTTGGCCGCGCTCAGCGCGTCGCGGTTGAGCAGGCCGCTCAGAATTTCGGCGACGGTGTAGGTCGCGTTGCCGGCGTTGGCCTCGGGCGTCGGCGTGACGGTCGGATAGTTGAGCGTCGACGTGCGCGGATAGTTCGCGCTCGGGCTGAAGGAAGGAATGGGCATGGATCAGGCTCCGAGCAGTCGCACCGCGGCGACCGCGTTCCACAGTTCACCCATGCCGAACGGGCAATCAAACCGGCATCGGTACTTCATCTCGTCGTTGGTGAATTGCTGCGTGTAGACGACGGCGAGCCCGGTCGTCGGGTCGCGGCGCTGCGCGGTCTTGATGTCGCCGCCGGACGGGGGCACCTTGAGTTTCACGCCGACGAGCGCGAAGGCGTCCTTGCCGAGAAAGAGGTTTTGCACGCCGCTCTTGCCGTTGGGCGTCGCGGTGCCGGGGAACAACGTCAACGTCGCGCCGACGAGCGGCAGCGCGTCGACGTTCTGATACGGCGAGCCGGGGCCGTAGAGCGGCGGCGTAAAGATGAGCGTCGCCAGGCCGCCGGCGCCGGTCGTCGGGACGAGGATCGTCATCTCGCGGAGCTTGAGCCCGCCGGTGCCGGGGCGCCGGCTCGT